ACATTTGATCAAGCATCATTTGCCAAAAGAAAAGCACCAAGAGATATATAATAAGTTCGTAGAAGCTACAAGTAAAATGAAGAATGTCGATTCTACAAAAGCAGTCGCACATTTGAAGAAAGAATTGAATACGCACGATTAGTTCATTGGTAGAACGCCGCTTCGACAAGGCGGATGTAAGAGGTCCGATTCCTTTATCGTGCACCAGAATTTATAAAATAACTATGGAGATATTATGCAAGCACTTGGAAAGAATGTTCTTTTGAAGAAAGTAGAAGGTGAGCAGCAAATCGGTTCAATCTTGCTGCCGGGTCAACAAAATCAAAACCGTGGAGAGATTGTTTCTGTTGGAAATGATGTGCCTGCTGGTTTGTTTGCTGTCGGTGACCATGTGATCTACAACGGCGGAAAGCATGTTGCAGTTGATGGAAAGACATTCATTGCATCTGCATATGAAGATTTGCTTGTCAAAGTGAAAGACGCTGGAAACGTAAGCTAGTCGGTAAACTGTTGCTCTCATACGGCAAACTCTCGGGTTCGATTCCCGGCGTTTCTACCAACTCTAAGGATACACACACATCATGGCTCGAAAATGTTGGAGTACGACCGCGTCTGTTGAAGTTGACATTTTCCTAGACGATCTAGACGATGAAACATTGCTAGAAGAAGTCGAAGCAAGAAATCTAGGAATTGTTTCGATGACTGCTGCTGGTTGGTGCAATGCACTTGCGGACGCATATCAACTAGGAGACACGAAAAAAATCTACGAGTTGAACAAAAAACTGATCGATGAAGTGACCGGCAGGATCATTTAATTTGGCAATCGATCCCAAGTCGGCAATAGAAAAATACAATAGAAAAAAAGCTTGACACGGACACTAGATATCCGTATAATGTGTTCTGTTGTTTGAGATGCGGTTTGCCTGCGAGGGAAACCAATCCTACAAGTAGGGAAAGAATCGCATCATCTTTGTTATGATATCGCTAATGGCTACTATAATCTAACGGCTAGAGGTGACGTACCGATGAAGTAAGATACTAAACTCTATTTAAATCTTATATACATTGTGATGTTTTACGGGTCTAACCAGCCCGGGAGATAAGTCCGATGTTCAGCTATTAGGGTTGAAATAGGATGTAGCGTGGAGCGAAAGCATTGAAGCGCACTTCGAAATTGGAATTATACTTAGTGTAACTTGAAACGTAGTACCCGTCCCTCGGATGCCACAAGTGTCTGAGGGACATTTGAAAAGCAATTTTGAAATACAGGTTGCTTTTCAAATTTGATTCTACTGTGTGAACGTGTGGCTGAGTAAAACTATCGGCGGGTCTGAAGGCCCGAAACGTTGCCGAGCGTTCTAAGGTAGAATCATTTTATTTTTTTCGCGAGGGTAGCTCAGAGAAAGAGCAGCGGCCTTAATTGAGCCGAAGGTCGGTGGTTCGATTCCATCCCCTCGCACCAGATTTATAGAAGAAAAGCAATGAAACTCTAAAACAGAGTTTCGTATTTTTCATAGCAGCCACTATGATGAATTGATTTGGAGATTGCTTTTCTTCTTCGTTCTTTAACATTCGATTTACAAGAATTAACGGGGTGTGTGAACTCCGTCATGTGGCGAAAGCTGCATGAAAAGATACTCTGTAGCGATACAGGAAAGCGGGAAGCTTACATTACCGCGGGCTAGCTAACTATCCTCAATTACACAAGCCTCAGTCCACGGGTGACCGTGATATCGGTGAAAAGAGCGCCGGTATGAAGTATGACGTTGAGAGTAGGGAAAGAGTCATGACTTAAACGCTTCACCTTCGGGTGAAGGAACGTTAGTCGTGAAAGAAGAAACAGGTGGTGCTGTCTCTCCTACAAAACCATTCAATCAGTACAGAGACTAAAGGGTAGCGTAATATCTTCGAGACTAGCACTCTAGAGGGATTATGCAGAATAATTGGTTTGTGGCCTATGCGAAAGCTGTGATGGACATGTACCGAGAAATTCGATTGAGTAGTCCTTGGCGGGATGAAAAATACGTGGCGAGTGGCATATTGGAGACCAAAAGTTTCTGACACCACTGGATGCGCTCGTCGCAGTAAGTTCATAGATGCTCTAAGGTAGAGCGTTTCCCTTTCATGGAAAATGCAGTTGGTTCGATCCCAACCTATATTACAAAAATGCAAAGACGCATCCTGTGTTAGTGCCAACAGAAGAAAATGGCTTAAATCTGCACGTCTTCGGACGAATGCAGGAATTCGAAACTCGCAAGGTCTAGAATTTTGATGTGGAAGCGCACGGTTGGGATTAGCGTCCCTTAACAGCCCGCAAGGTTGACGGTAGCAGAAACGTCGAGTAGCCTAACACGAAGCTTGAAATGCAACAAGCCTAAAAATGCAGCCATGAAGACATAGCTATTTGATAGCTGGACAAGTCAGAAAGGTAAGGGGTAGCACCCGAATCCGTAACCTGAACAAAAGAGTCTTCACAAAAACGTATAGTCTCAGCGTTTATAAGATTTCATTAGTATTCGCCGTGGTGCCATACAAACATATTGACATTTGAGTTTGCAACTAGGCGATTAGCGTTGGACCGGTTATGATGAATCGTACAAGCACGGTGAATGCTAATGAAATTTTCATAGTTCGTTTTGTAGAGCATAGTCCGTTGTGGTTATCTAAAGACAAGCCTAGATGAGGCGTAATTGAAAAGTCGATGTGTACAGTCGATCTGATCAGGCAACCTTGCTATGCTGCACAAAGCGAATTGCGTAACCGCTCAGGGTAATGGCGATAATTCTCCCGATAAATAGATGATTCTTGGAAGCTGTTGGAACATACAGGAACTCCACGGATAACGCGCGTATCTAGAACAAAATTATCTGTATCATCGGCGGTTACAATGAATTTCAGAAAGATCGTAATTGCAATCGTAATTCTAGCAACATTGTTGTTTGTTTTGCAGTCTGCAACTGATAAATATGTGACGGATCATCTTTGCCAGCAAGGTGAACGATATCGTGTTACATTCTATGGTTACGAATGCATAAATAAGCAATAAGTGTTTTCATTGGGGATCGGGTCTGCCTGGCGTGGACACCGCACTTGCAATGCGGCTAATCAGAGGGGTTCGAGTCCCCTGTTCTCCACCAATTTCTAACAAGTTCCAAACCATCAAGCATGGTTCGGCGCGGGGATCACCGAGAGGACCCCACAGGAGTATGCGAAAGTTACTAAAGATTACAAATGCGGGCGTGGTCTAGTGGCTTGGGCCCCATCCTTCCAAGTTGGTGACGCGAGTTCGATTCTCGCCGTCCGCTCCAAAACAGTAATAAAAGGCTCAGTATAGGCCGACGCAATCAGAACAAAACGTCCATGGACATACGCTTGTTCTGATTGCGATTATAGATTTATAGTCAGACCTCGTTATCATAAGAGGATACAAAAACTCAACTGATCTGGCTTTAGTTACAAGTGCGCGGTGGTGTAACAGCAACACGCTAGGCTCATAACCTTGAACTCTGGGTGCGACTCCCGGCTGCGCTTCCATCATTTCAATATACATAAAAGGGAGAATAAAACAATATGGTTCTATTAACTTCTTGGGTTGCAATTGGAATGGTGCTGATCGCACTAGATGGCGGTCAATTAGATCAAAAAGCATTTGCATCAAACAAAGTCTTTATGTCTGAAGCTGATTGTCAAAAGGAAGTTGATGGAGCAATTCCATTGTTTGACAGAGATGTAGAGGCTGGAAAGCTTGGCGGTTATGTCCTAAAATGTGTTCAAGTAGAATTGCGTCCTCCGCTGCCTACCAAGAAAGAAAAAAAGAAGTAATACGCGCACCGATGCGGCGGTAGTTCAGTTGGTAGAATAGGAGCTTGCCAAGTTTCAGGTCACGGGTTCGATCCCCGTTCGCCGCTCCAGAATCACAAAAAAGAGTAAAACTTCATAATGGATAACATGAAATACACCCTGAATCGTAGTAATCTATACGAAGTCTCTGAAATCACGGCTGACGTTAAAGCCATCTTTATCGAGAAACAAAAACAAGAAAACAATTTCGACATTTCAAGTTTCTCGATCAAAACTCCAGTTAAAATCGATACAGTAGAAATGATGAACAAGATTCGTTCTTGTCTCGGTTCTATTGTTGGTGGTGAAAATCTGGTTCGCTTGATTGATTACACTACCACAATGTCAGAATTCTCCGTGGATTCTGCACCCAATGTTAACGTAGCAAAACTCTTTGTCAAGAAATCTTCGTCTAAGACAACTTCACGCTATTACACTGACGAAGATATTCCCGATTCTATTGATGAGGATGATAAAGTAGACAGTCACAATGCAGTCATTTTGACCATTGAAATTTGTGGTCAGAAGCAATTTGCAGTCGATATCTTGAGAGCATTGAAAAATCTGTTCACTCAGATCAATGATGAAAACAAGACTTCGATGGTCAAATGGATTTATCCGAACCACGGAAGCACCTATTCCCATATCTTTAAGATTACGAAGGATTGGGAAGTTCACAAGGAATTTTATCCGTACATCAAAGCACCCGATCTAAATTCTTATTACCAGAAGTTTCTAGACAATGATTCCCAAGTTATGGTTCTTCATGGACCTCCGGGAACTGGTAAGACTTCCTTCATTAAGGACATGATCTGCGAATTAGGTCTGAATGCAATCATTTCATATGACATGGGAGTTCTTAGTTCCGATGCCAACTTCGTTGGCTATCTGGAAGACAACATGTTTGATGTTCTCATCATCGAAGATGCAGATGATTTGTTGACTTCAGACAGATCGGAAAATAACAAGCTTATCGCAAAGATTCTCAACATTTCGGATGGAATCATCAAGCTTCGCAAAAAGAAATTAATCTTTTCGACCAACCTAGACAACATCAATAAGATTGATTCCGCAGTTGTCCGTCCGGGCCGTTGTTTCGATATCGTGAATTTCAGAAAGCTAACTGGTCCGGAATCCGAAGCCGTTGGTAAGGTTCTCGGGATCGAAGTGGATAATAGAGAGGCGCACACACTAGCAGAATTGTTCTATGCCAAGAACAATAACGAAAAGTCGCAACATAGCAGCATCGGCTTGAAGAAAGCAATCGGATTTTAGACAAAAATAATAGTAGAATCAGCCACTTACGCTCCCCAATGGTCTGCTTGACATTGGGGATTTTTTGTTATATAATGTCATTTCAAACATAGTCAATTTGGGTGTCTCCATGAGAGCCGAAATCGTTTCTACCGATTCCCTGTCATTCCTGAAGAACGAAAACAAATTCGTCGGCGACATGTCCGACATTCACGATCCGAAAAAACCTTTCCCCTATCGTTTCTACCTGAAGTCTGCAAAGACTGGCGAAAAGGTCGAATTCGTCTACATGGAAAAGGAAGTCGATTCTGAAGGCGACATTATTTCCTTCAAGTATCTTCCGCTCGCAAATGATCTTGTGAAATTCCCGAAGCTTCGCTTCACGACTGTTATTCTGTACAACGATTGATATTTTAAAGGATAAAGAAGCATGAGATATGCAGTATTCAGGAGTATGGGTAAGGGAACGTTTTTTGTGAATCCTGTTGGTGAGCATGGAAACTCTCTAGGGGACGGTATTATTATCTACGGTGGTTACTTATCACCTAGCGAACAAGAAAATCTTGCTGGTAAAATTTGCAATTTTCTGAATGATTATGAAACTGAGAAACAAAAACTCCTACAAAAGACTGAATTGAAATGATAGACATGAGGCAACGTGTTCTAGATGCGATCCTAACCGATATTACAAGGCTTCATGTTCTTTATAAAGAGAAGGGCTGGGACGAAAACTACAATCTCCTAGAAGCATTAGGATATGATGTAGAAATTGGTGCCATTCCTGATTATCTGCATAGTCTTTCCGATGAAGAACTTTTGAAAATTTACGATGAGGTTATGAAATGATTAAGGAAGAAGATTTTGTTACTGTCAACGGTATGGATGGCGAATTCCGTGTCGTTGAAGTTGATGGAAACGAAGCCTATGTCGAGAATGTTTCTGACATGGGCGCTTGCATGTTGACGTGGGTTCCGTTGGATGTTTGCGAAAGGATCAATGTTCTATGAACAAATTTCGTCAAGTGAATATTTTCACTGGTGAGCCTATCACAGACTCGCCTTGGATGTTTACTGCTACCACAGCGAAAGTTAAATGCCCAAAATGCGGTTCTGATCCGGGCTTCTATTGCGAGACCCCGAAGGGCAGACAGGCCAGCGAACCACACACAGCAAGATGCCAAGCGTATCGCAATCTTCCTGATTTCGATATTACGAAGCACGAAGTAAAATGTACTAAACTTTCTGACTTGCTGAAACACGAATGAAACCATTAGGATGCATACAGGATGACCAAGCGGAGAAAATTCAGAAACTCGGCTCAGGCGCGTTTGGATCGGGAGCTACGGGCGGATTGGCAAGATTTGCTAGAATCCCACCCCGTAGTGAAGCACATATCCGTGAATGTGCCGAGCAAGTTTCCAAACTACACAATTCCAAAGAGGAATGAGCATGTAAACTTCGTATCTAGGACCCATCATGGTCCGGCTACTACTGGAACATCGATAGAGAAACCACGATACGAAGGCGAGTTGCTAGAGCGTGAACTAGAAGCACTAAAGGAAATAGAGAAGAAAAAGAAGCGAGTTGCAATAGCATACAACAAGGGCGCATATCAATATATTACGGATGATTGTGATCCAAAGACGATAGGAAAGAAGTGATTATTATGAATAGAACCGAAAAGGGTTTGATGCTGTTGGATATTGTCGAGAAATTTATCAAAGAGCAAAAAATTACTTGTGTAGAATCGGTATACCAATCTGACCGTGTTATCGAAAATGCATATGAATTTATTGAAAAACTTTGCAATATTTCTGGCTATTGTCAAATCGATGATGACGGAAATCTGATTGAACCAGAATATATCCTTGTTGATGAAGACATGGAACCGGATGCTAATGGACACTACATTGGACTTGATAGATGAAGCCTAAAGATCATCCGTACTTCCCAAAATTCGTAGAAATTTACTACAGCAAGAATGCATCTGCTCAGTTTCTACAAATGGTGTTCAAGCCGGAAAAGTACAAGGAATTTCATGATTACTTGACATGTGTTCATGAAGATTGGATCGACAATATGAACGAGGGATATGCGGAAACATTTCCTCCACCTCCAGAAGATAAAAGAAAGAAATAACATGAAAATCGCAAAAGTTATTGATGAAACATCCAATGATTGGGTTGGTCTTTACGTTGATGGCAAATTAGCATCTCAAGATCATTCCATTCAAGAAGAAGACTTGATTTCTTATTTGATTGACAATGAAATCAAATTTTCAAAGGAAGATAAAATGGAAATTTATTACTACGATAGAGATTTAGATGGTGAAGGATTTCCGGTGAAATTTGAAGACTTAGATTCTAAGCAACTTGCGAAATGTAAATGAGGTTTAATCATGGCTGATTTTAAAGTTGAAGTAATGAAGATTGACGATGTTACCAAACATCCCGATGCTGACAGTCTTTGGATTGTCAGCATTCGTGGTTATCGGTGCATCACAAACCAACAAGTCTATAGCAAGGGCGACCTTGTTGGATACATTCCAGAGGGTGCTGTTCTGCCAGAGGAACTTCTGAAGGCAATGGGATTTTGGAAAGGCAACGCTGGTACTCTCGCTGGTCGCGGAGGTGATCGAGTAAAAGCAATCAGACTTCGTGGTGTTGTATCTCAAGGGATTTTGTACCGAATCGATCAGGATTCGCAACGGACCAAAGGACCTCATGGAAATACAAAATTCGTAAATGAGGGCGATGATGTTGCTGATTTTCTTGGCATCACCAAATACGAAGCGCCGGTCCCCGTTCACATGGCTGGTGAGATGTGCAATATCGGACAAGACTTGACACTGAAATACGATATCGAAAACATCCAAAAGTTCCCGCATGTTTTCCTTGATGGTGAGGAAGTTAGCATCACAGAGAAACTTCACGGAACGTTCTGTGGTATTGGATTTCATACTAGCTTGAATAATCCAGAACTTATGAAAGCGAAATATTCAGCCTTTTCAAAAGGACAAGGTCAATACTTTGCCTTTTCAAAAGGACTTGGGGCCCAAGGACTTGTGTTCAAGGACAATGATGCAAACGCTCACAATATCTACCAAAATGTTCTTGTTGACAATCTGCACAAGCTTGAAGACGGTATCCAAAAAATTAAAAAGGGCATGGGAGATGTTTTTGATCCTGCTGTCGAATGGGGATTCATCATCTGTGGTGAGATTTTTGGAAAAGGTGTCCAAGACTTGCACTACGGGATGGAAAAACCTACGTTCCGTGTCTTCGATGCATACTTCCATGGGCGTAATAGTGCTACTGGAAAAGAACAAAAAAGTTTTCTGCCATTCGATGGTTTGGTAGACATGTGTGAGGACCTTGGATTTGAAGTCGTGCCGGAATTGTATCGTGGGCCCTTCAGCATGAAGAAAGTCGAAGAACTGCGAGATGGAAAGACAATCCTGAATGGAACAAACGTCCGCGAGGGTGTTGTTATCAAGAGCATGGATGAAGATTCAGGTGATCTTATGATCGGGAGAAGAATTCTGAAGGCTGTTTCTCCCGACTATATACTTAGGAAAGGTAACGTTACGGAGTATAACTAATTATGTCAGGAACTTATGTTGCAGTTAGAGTACACCCCGAATCAGAAAAACTGATTCGGGCTTTTTTGGATCAGCACAATATACCAGTCGCATTTCCAAAAGAAGAACAACGAAGACATGCTACAATCATGTATTCGCGCGACGATTTCTATGATGATTTCGTTCCAGAACCACAGAAGGTTCATTTTGCGGTGCCTAAACAGTTTGCATTCTTCCCAACGAAGGAAGGGCACCCTTGTCTTGTTTTGTTGTTAAACTGTCAGACACTATCTGATAGACATGAACAAATCAAACAAATGCACGGATGTACCTATTCATATCCAGAATTCAAACCGCATATTTCTTTCACCTATGATGTTGGTGATACGAAGCTAGAGAACATTCCTCCATTCTATGCTCCGATTATTTTAAGTGAGGAATACAAAGAAGCATTGAATGAGGATTGGGCTAAAAAATGAGTGCAGAGGCTTTAGCTGGTTTGTTCATATGGATCATAATGATTGTCGGTGCGGTTTGCCTTGGAATTTGGCAGAATTCGTTTTGCTTCGGTGTTGGCTCTCTAGTTTTTTTCTTTCTATTAGCTACTAGGAGATAGTGTGCATATGTTTGTCGCAAATTGGAGACCTATTCATACTGCACCCATGAACAAGAATGTTCTTGTGACTGATGGGCACGATGTTGAAATCGCAAGAAAGTACAATCACCAAGATCATTTGGAATGGAGTTGTAGTCTAGACCCGGACAGCGGCATGAGTTATCCGACTGGTTGGATGGAGCTACCTGATCCGAAGAAAGGATACTTATAACATGCACGTTACCATTCCAGATCGCCCGGGAACCGAATACAACAAATTTATAAATGAAGCAATATCAATCCTAGAACTAGCCAAGGGAGACAAAATTACCCAAACTGGTAAACTTAGATTGATCAAAGCCGCAATCTCGGCTCTCGAAGAAGCTAAATAATCCATATACCTCTTGGAGAATTTATGGAAGACAGAAAAAACATTAAAGTCTTATTTGTTCTAAAATACAGAGAAGTCCCAACCGAAGACGAGCCACATCGTTACGGTGGGCTTTCGTCGGGTCTGTTAAACTCAGCTACGTTTGTGGTAAACATGCTGAAGAACAATGGGATTGAAACTAAAGTCGTTCAATGTCTAGACAATAACTATATTGATGCTGAGGTTACCGCATTCAAACCAACCCACGTCATCATTGAAGCCCTTTGGGTTGTGCCAGAAAAATTTGCAATTCTAACCAAACTGCACCCGACAGTAAAATGGATCATCAGACTTCATTCTGACACCCCATTTGCTGCTGGTGAAGGCATCTTCGTAGAATGGGTTTCTAAGTATCTGGATTATGGTAAGAACATGCACATCAATTGTAATTCGGATGAGATGTACGAATCTATCAAGGTTATTCTGGAAGAAAAGTACCGTGGATTTTCGGGCGTTGATCTAAAGAAACAGTTGTCTCTGTTGAAGAACTACTACCCAGTCCATAATGTCTATCCAAATAGCAAGATTGACTATGATAAGTTGCACATCAATATTTCATGTTTCGGTGCAATTCGCCCGCTGAAAAACCAACTCCTACAAGCAATAGCAGCAATCAAATTTGCTAACGAAACTGGTAAGACACTTCATTTTCACATCAACGTAGGTCGTGAGGAAATGAATGGCAATCCAGTCTTGAAGAACATTTTGAGCCTGTTTGCAGAACAACCAAAACATAAGCTTGTTCTTCACCAGTGGAAGGATCACCATACATTCATGAAGACAGTTGCAACAATGGATATTGGAATGCAAGTTTCATATACGGAGACATTCAACATTGTTTCTGCGGACCATGTCGTTGCTAATGTTCCTGTTCTAGTCTCTCCAGAAATTGAATGGGTTGCACCATTCTTTAAAGCTGATCCAAATGACATTGATTCAATTACTGAAGGGCTTCACAGAACATGGAATTATGCAGCCCTCGGAATTCACAATCTAAACAAGCGCAGGCTGGCTACATACTCAAAACGTTCCGAGAAGGCTTGGTTGAAATTCATGCTTGACACGGACGCTTGACAAGTTTGCCATTCTGTGTTATCATAGCAGAATGGACGTTTTATCTCATCTAAAATCCCGCGGCTTTGATCCCTCTCGGTATGGAAACGTGCCAATGACGGACGAGGTCGCGGTTTTCTATCTCTGGAATCTCTCGGGGCAGATGGTCGGCTATCAACAGTATCGCCCGCTAGGAGACAAGGAACAATGCAATGATCCGGAAGTTGGTAAATACTACACATATGCGAAGGATAGCATCGCGGTGTTTGGTCTGGAAACATACTTCTACAGAAATGACATTTTGTTTCTGACAGAGGGTGTCTTCGATGCTGTCAAGCTTCATGCACTAGGACTTCCTGCATTTGCGGTACTTTCAAACAATCCGAAGAAAATCCAATCATGGCTCTATGCACTACCTAGATACATCGTTGCTGTTTGTGATAACGATGCAGCAGGAAAGAAGCTAGCAAAATGCGGAAACATGTCAATCACCTGCGATGGTGGCAAGGACCTAGGGTCCCTTAGCCTAGAGGAAGCTAAGTCCTTGATTCTCCGGGCTAATATAAAGGGGTTGACAATAGAATAAATTTCAAGTATAATGAACGCTTAAATACATTGGAGTTTACCTATATGACTTCTGATCAAGTGAAAGCAATCGAGAAATTCCAAGTCGCTCTCCAGAAGAAAGTCACAGCCGCCGAAAAAAAGTGTTTTAGCAGCACCAAAATTTATGAGATGTACAAGACGGAAATTTCACTCGAATACGGGCGGAAGTATTGCAAAGTCGTGAAGAAGTCCGGCGTTTCCAATTCTGTTCATTGCTTCATCGAAATCGCGACGGGTGACATTTACAAAGCCGCAACGTATCTCGCTCCTGCGAAGCACGTTCGCGGAAACATCAACACTCCTGATTGTGGTATGTCCGCTGTGACTGAATACGGCGCTAACTATATTCGCTAGTAGGATATTACATCATGACTTTTAAGATCAAAACTGTTAAACTGAAAAAGGACAGTGGAAGTCCTTATTTTAGGCTTGATTACGTTAACGCAATCCCGAAAGAATTTCTTACGAAAAGAACGACTCTAACAGAATTGGGTTCTGGTGCTTTCGGCACTGTTTATGACAGCAAGACTCCTGGCCGGGTAGTCAAGATTTGTGATTTCGATTCGGCTTATGCTTGCTATGTCAAGGAACTTTCCAAGCTTAATAAGAAAAAGAAAAATCCTCATTTTCCGACCATCTTTAATGTGACTGTTTTTGAATTCAAGGATGATCGTTCTGCATTGGTAGTTGAAATGGAACGTCTAAATCCGATGAAACCAGCTAAGTATGATTACGGCTGGAACTATTCGAGCATGACGCCGCTGAATGAATCAGCCGAGATTGTTGCATCATTTGATTGGAGCAATCGCCGTTTCAAACGTTCGAATTGGTTCTTGACGGGCAACAAGGAATTGCTTGAAGCGCGAGAGTTTCTGGCTAAGACGTACAAAAAATACAATAGACCTTCTGAAATGGGTGTTGGTAATGATATGGGATGTTCGAACATCATGCTTAGGGATGATGGCACTCCTGTCGTGACCGATCCTTTCTCCTGAGATTTTAAAAATGAAATTTGATCTACTTAGCGATTTACACATTGACATTAATAGGGAATTTTTTCTTCCAGACAAGAATGAAGGATCGGATATCCTGGTCGTGGCTGGTGATCTGGCTGAATATAGATCGCTCCTAAATCTGCACTATAAACCGTTTCATGAAATGATGAAACAATACAATGATGTGGTTTATGTTGCGGGCAATCATGAATTCTATGGAGCGAACTATCAAGCTGTTCTGAACCGATTCAGGGATGACCTTGGTATTATGTACGAAGGTCATATTCATTTTCTGCATGGAGATACTTGGGAAGTACCGGATAGCGATGTTGCATTCGTTGGTGGTACGTTGTTTACTGATATGAATGGTGGTGATGAACTGGCTATGAAGGTCGTCAGACAATGTATGGCTGATTTCACCTATATCACGTATAATGACAACAATCCATTGGCGCTCGGAGATAGGTATCAAGCTAGAATTTGTCGCCCAGAAGACTATGTTCACGAACACAAACATATGCTTTTGAAGTTCGAGAATGAATGTGATCGCCTTGCGGATAAAAAGGTTGTTCTTGTCACGCATCATGCGATGAGCGAGAAAAGCGTTACCTATCGCTACTCGAATGATCATTTGATGAATGCTGGATATAGGAGCCATCTCGAATGGTTCTTTGAGAAACACAAGAACGTTCATGTTCACTGTCATGGACATATGCATGAAATGATTCGTTACGAGATTGCCAACGCACGAATTTATTGCAATCCGTGTGGTTATACTAAGTATGGTGAGACTAGGGTTAATTACGGACCGCTTCAAATAGAGGTTTGATATGTTAAACGATGATGTTAAATTGATTGTGTATCCAGATACATTCAAACAGTATGAATCTTCAAATTTACACGTAATTGTGGTTCGCGTAAGGCTCGATCCATATAACAATGCCATACAAAACGGCGCTTGTAATTTATATCTTCAAAGCATTAACAATATTCTAGGAAAATTGTATGCAGAAGGTTATTTACCTGAAATGTTTTTGTATGGCGGACTGCCGGAGTGGCGAACAGCGAAGCATGAGGACGTGAATTATATCTACGCGGGCCGCTACGCGGGATTCACACACAAACAACTAATGCTCTTGGAATAAAATTAATACAATGAATGGCGATGATATTAGGGTTATTGCATATCCAAGTACATTTCGCGATAACTATGATGCTGGTGATTATGTAATAGAAGTTAGAATACAACTTCGTCATTTTAGAAATTGCGACGCGCGGGAGTATATAAACCACATAGATAATGGCCTAGAGAAGTTGTACAAAGAAGGCCACATACCTGTGTTATGTAAATACGTTAGACTTCCAGAGTGGTATGGCAAAAGCACCGAAGATAAGAATTTCATTTATGAAATTATTTTAAACTCAGGTATAAGCCACGGAATTACGGGGTTTACTGAAAAACAATTGATGTGTTTGAGAAAAAGGATATAAGAGAAAATGAACGTGATATTTTTAGATATTGATGGAGTCCTGAATTCGTTCAGGAACATTTTGGCTTTTGGTCGTTTTCCGTTTCCCGAAGTAACAGAGGATGTGCCAGGACATGGCATGGGACCGGAATCTGAATTGGATGCGCTCGCAATCGGAATGATCAGGAAACTCTGTGATCTGACCGGGGCGAAGATCGTTCTGCATTCTATGTGGCGCAAACATATGGATGTACAGAAGTTTGGTGAACGACATAAGCTTCCTGTCATTGATGCCACCGCAAGAAACCTACCTAAGCATCTTGGAATCTTCGACTGGCTTAGACAACATAAGGAAGTTGGTATATTTGCGATCATCGATGATGATCCGATTTTGAGTGTTCAATTCCATCCGGCTGATGACGAACAGGCTGCACTGTGGCTCCAGATGCACGATTCGTTCATTCAGACAAACATGGAGCATGGATTTACGTTCTTGAATTTCGTGAATACGTTCCTTGTTTTTTCTGATATTGATATTGACGAGATTCGTGAAAAGAACAAGCGCCTAAAGGAACTGAGAAAATTTGATCTGCAACATGCAGCAGGAACCTTGATTGGTGGGATTGATGAAAGGACGAAGGAAGAACGAGACAGCAATACAAGGGAAATGAACATGTTGACGGAGGAATTGAGCGATATCGGCGTCTGGTCCGTCTTGATCATGCTAGATAGTATGGAAAATCAATAACTTAGCTGTATTGACATTAACTGCCGATTAGCGTATAATTACTTATATATGAGCAATGGGAAAATTTATTTCGAACAAACGCATATCCATTCTCTCTTGCGCCCAAAGGATATAAATTCACCATCGTCTTGGTCTTTTGGAGGCTCAATTCCTTTTTCGTTGTCTCCTGAAAAAGACATTGAATGGTCAACCGCAAAATCTGACGAAGAAAGATACAACATTCAAGATGACATTGCGAAATTAATTCAAGCTGTGGTAAAAGAATGGGCGCAGACAAAATTTAATCCGCAACATATTTATTTGTTCGAAACAAAATGGTTTCCATCAAAATTAGCTGGTATTGCTGTCATGTACTTTGAGCCAACTCTTGAAATAAAAACTTGGATACAAAATAAATCAACTTCAGAAACAGCTATCACCTATGCATAAGGGACAGAAATGAAACTGACTAAACAGGGAATCATCACCGAAGTTCGCACTGACGGTCTCGCTTGTGTTCGTTTTGGAACTGGACTTTGTGACGTTGAATGGGTTCGCTCGCGTGGTCATAAAGTCGGAGAGAAAGTGATTCTGATGTATGTACGTTCTGTTTCATTTGCAACGTGGGAAATTGCAGGAACACCTGAAAGGAAAGCAGCATGAGTGAACGCGATGAATTGAAGTATCATGACCTATATCTTGATCTTGATGGAGTCATGGTTGACTTCGACAAACACAAATATCGGATCAAGAATCATTTCGACTCCGATGCCGAAATGTGGGCAGAAATCAACAAAGTTCCTCATTGGTTCCTGAACCTCGATCCGATGCCAGATGCATTCGTTCTTTGGAATTTTCTGAAACAATACAAAGTAACGATCCTAACTGCGATCCCGAGAACCGCACAGAAAGAACACGCTGCGGACGACAAACGCGAATGGGTCCACAGGTATCTTGGGGAAGATGTTCCTGTCATTACTTGTTATGGAATCGAGAAACAGGAATACGCTGTTCGTGGTTATCGATCAGTTTTGATCGATGATACTGGTAGAAATGTTGGTCAATGGGTGCGGAGAGGTGGAACTGGAATCCTTCACCGCGATGCAGAAAATACAATTGCTTTTTTAAAGGAACTTCAATGATTGAATTGTTATGTGTTTTTATGCTTTTCGTGGGCATGGCGTTAGACTTTTTGGTTGGCTACGCTCCAGCCAAGGACATGGCTGCTAATGTGGTTGTTTGGACCATCGGTGCTATTTGCATTTACATGGGTCTCTATGGACTTATCGTGGGGTTCTAAATTATGATCAGCATTTGGGTTATTTTAATCATCTTTTGGGTGCATTTTGTCGCTGACTTTATGCTCCAATCTGATGCAATCGCTCTCGCAAAGAGTTCTGATAATCAAATCTTGACATGGCATGTGTTTCTTTACATCATTCCATTTCTTTTGATCTTCGGACCAATCTTCGCATTGCTGAATTTTATGCTTCATTGGATCACTGACTATTTCTCGTCCAGAGCCACCGCGAAGCTATATAAAGCAGGGAAACGGCATTGGTTTTTTGTTGTGATTGGTCTGGACCAAGCACTTCATTACACCGCTCTGTTTACGACATATTACCTACTTTCTGGAATCTAAATGAAAAGAGAAGACTTAGAAGAACTGATTATCAATCTGGCCAGCAAGGAACATGGAGTCACTGGCGGTCAGCCTGTGTTTGAATTTGCATGGCAAATTATTGATATCCTAGAGCAATATCAATTTGAAGTTACGTATGCAAGGGACTTCATTCCAGACAGTGCGGAATTCGATTCTGATAAAGTCTGGCTGACATTCACCGCTTCCGATAGCAACAAGAAGCTTTATAGTCTGTTCATGGTGACTGGTGACGTAGATGATCAGGAAGCAATCACCGTTTTCTACCAAATCGGCAACGCTTACGAATCGCTCGATCCTGTTAGGGAAACTCATTTTTCCGACTTGGACAAAATGCATTTCCTCCTGCAATTAAGGAAGAACATTCTAGAATTTCATTTGCCGAATGATGAATCTTTGCCGGTTATCGTTCGGTAGGGTTGACATTTCAATGCCAATCTGCTATAGTGTTTTGTATTGTACTGTGAAAGTTTAACATAGGAGAAGACTACATTATGTCTAGAAAAAAGATGAAAAAGGCTCGACCATTCGAGAATCTAATGCTGTTCATGTTGCATGGAGAACCTGTTACCAAGGATGAGGTGGCGGATTCGTTGGGTTGGAATGCGCCGAGAGGTTCGGGTGTAGCCGGTCCTAAGATTTACAACATTTCGTCTTATATTTGGGATATCAAGAATATTCCGCAGGTTGATGGACGTTCAATTGTAGTTCGCTCGATTCGTGACGGTAAGAAGGTTACCGCATATCAGATTGTAAATATTGATGATGCGAAAGCATGGCTCGTCAAGCGAGAACTGTTGAAAGAAGCAACGCCTTCGGTTGAAGTCATTCTTCCGCCGGAGAATCTTCCGGTTGAGACTCCGTTAATCAAACCGATCAAAACGACTAATAACAAAAAGAAAGTAACCAAAAAGAAAGAGACTATCTAAGAACATGTCAATCTCATTCGAAAAAGGTGATAAGGTACTTGTCATCCTGCCGGGCGCTCCCGAGCATCTTATGACAGTGAAAATTATCAAACCCATGGGACCCGTCTATCTAAATCTGATGGGCATCCAGTGCAAATTCGAGCGTTCATGTCTAGTTGACGTTCCGAATGTTGGCTTCCTAGATCAAGATACTGGGCAACCAATCGTCTACCCTGCGGAGTTTTTGTTCTATGCGAAACCGCCGGTAGCATTTGAGCGATCATCTTGGGAAGATTTCGACAAGATGATTTTAGAAGTTCAAGAAACTACGTCTTCCAACACGATCAAAAATGGAGTTCAGAGTAATGGCCAAGAATTGTAATCAATGTCAATTTTATGTTGAAAAGCTGTATTCGAAGAACGACCGCCTTCCCGACTCTCGTTGCACTCATAACAGTGCAGTTTTGGGTAAGGATGAGGATGGAAAGGTTGTTTCGTGGCTGCTAGTCACTGAAGCTAGAAGCCCGCTCCCCGACGAAAAGAAGCATGGAATGGCCCCTTGGGGACCCATTCCGTGCGGTCCAAAAGGACTTTATTTCAAGGGGAAGACAGCATGATTTGGGGTAAGACAGCAGCAGAACGACGCGCAGATAGAGAAAGATTTTTGAATTGGCATAAATGGTTTGCCTGGCATCCAATCTCACTAGATGAAGGTGAACATGCTGGAAGGATAGTCTGGCTAGATGTTGTGGAGAGAAAGCCCGTGAGTAGAGTGTTAGATGATATTTTCTTCTATCGTCTACCGCAGGAGAAAGAATCTCCTAAATAATCTTTTCTCGAAGCCCGCATTTTGCGGGCTTCGTTGCATCTAAATACTGCCTGTAAGAATTAACAAACAGGAGTATAATGTGCCAACATACAATTTCAGGCAAAAAGAAACAGGTGAGGTAATAGAGAAGGTAATGAAGTTTTCGGAAAGAGATGAATGGATTGCTGCAAACCCTGATTATGAACAAGTGCATATTCAAATGCCTAATATCGGTGATCCGATCAGACTAGGTATAACAAAACCCCCTTCAGATTTTCAGAAACACATTATCGGCAAAGTTGCGTCAATGCATGGAGCAGACGTGCAATCTAAGTTTGGAATTCCAAAAGAATGGTAGGTAAAAATCATGTCAGCAAAAGTAGCAAAATTATTTTCGAAAGTATTTCCATATTCGAGAGATGAAGATGATATCATCCCAACTCTGGAAGACGAAGTTGCTAGGCCCGAAGAAACAGTAACAACCACAAAACAAGAGGACCAGCCGCATATGTCCAGCAAAAAGAAACACCACGGCAGTAACATCGGTAAGTTCCACCTTAAGAATGTAAAACCATACACATTCACCCAAGAAGAAGTTTTCAAAGCCTTCATGAGTGGTGGAAATCTGATGCTTCACGGTATTGCAGGAACAGGTAAGACATTCATTGCAATGTACCTTGCTCTAAAGGAAGTCGAAAGATATCAGTTAGAGTATGACAAAGTTATCGTGATTCGTTCTGGTGTTCCTTCGCGTGATCTTGGATATCTACCTGGTTCGGTAGACGAAAAGGCTGCTGTCTACGAATGCCCATATGAAGAAATCGCATGTAAGCTATATGAACGTGGTGATGCATATGACGTTCTAAAAGCACATGGGAAAATCGAATTCATGACAACATCTTTTCTTCGTGGTATCACACTAGAAAGGTGTATTGTCATCGTTGACGAAATTCAAAATATGACATATGGGGAACTATCCACGATCATTACCAGAATGGGTGATCGTTGCCGTGTTATATTCTGTGGAGACTTCAGACAAACAGACCTTTTCAGAACAAAGGAAAGGGATGGACTGAAGCACTTCTTGAATATTATCGATAGAATGCCGGAATTCTCGTTTCACGAATTCAATGCTACCGACATTGTGAGAAGCAAGCTAGTAAAATCATTCATTATTGAGGAAGCTGAATATCGTGATACCCACCCAGAATTCGACTATTAAACCAGAAAGGACGTTTACATTCCACCCCGATTTCAAAGATTGGGGTGGAGTTGTTTATCAGGAAGAAACAGTAAATGGTAAAAGACACTACACCATAAATGGCGTTGCATATCCATCGATAACGACAGTCCTATCCTACGATCCCCTGAAGAAAGAAATCCTTCGAAGATGGAGAAAACGAGTTGGTGAAGTGGCTGCTGAACAGATCAGGGTTAACAGTTCTGTCAGGGGAAAATCACTCCACAAGCTATGTGAAGACTATCTCCAAAAACACGAAGCAGTCATATCAACCTATGAGGAACGAGAGAATTTCTTCAAGGTCAAACCTGTCATAGAACAGAACATCGGTCAAATCTACTGTATTGAAACAGCACTTTTCTCAGACAGCCTTGGTGTAGCTGGTAGATGTGACTTGATTGCGGAATGGAATGTCGATGGTGCTATCGTACCGGCGGTTATTGACTTCAAGACAAGCACAAGGACTAAATACAGAAAGGACATTTACAATTACTTCATTCAGGGAGCAGCCTACGCAAGGATGTTTCGTGACATGACTGGAATTGAAGTTCCGAAGGTCGTCATCGTGATGGCTTCTGAGGAAGTCAAGGATTGTCAGGTTTTTGTTGAAAATACATTAGATTGGAATGACGCCCTAGATAAAGCAATAACAACATATAGGGAAAACGTCAATGTCACTAACAAAGAAACTCCTAGCTATAATAGCCTTCGTGGGATTTAGTTCCTTTGCTTATTCTACACCACCAGAAGACCCAGTTATGAACGTCAAATCTATCATGAAATGCTCTAGCATAGAGTATGCAGTAAACTTGATAGAAAAGGAATATGGTGAATTTCCGGTTTTTGTTTCTGACTATGATCCAGAAGATAACAGTCAGGATATTCTATTCTGGAATAAAAGAACAAAGACATTTTCAATGATAGAAATGAGAATGGTGAAACAGGCTGATGGCAAGACAGAAAAGCAAATGGCTTGTATGATTGCAACAGGAACCATGAAATTTGACTTGAAAGCACTGGCTGACAGAAGAAGCTAATATAAACACATTTGCCAGTATTTTAGCAGCATAAATAGTATAATGGTGTAGCTGTAAAGAATGGTTGTAAACTTGCATGAAAGAACGCTCGGAACACGCGGGTTCGACTCCCGCCATCTCCACCAAAGAATTTTCGCATTAGCGGCAGCCAATAGAAGAAGGCCGGGGAATATAAGCTGAGAATTCTTTAGTGGGGATGTAACGGATATCGACTCTGAGTAAGTATGTCATATAAGCAACCCGTGAATCGCTCACGTTAAACAGAGAAAAAACAAAATTTAATCGCAAATGATGAAAATTTTGATCTAGCTCTTGCTGCGTAATTAGCAGTAAGGTAAGCCGGGGTTTTGGGAGATGAACCTAGCAACAGAATCATCTCCCATTTTCATTTATACGGAGAGAAAGGCTATTCAATGCAAAAAACGATGATTTGTTTAATCCTAGACCGCAGCGGTTCAATGGCAGGTCTACAGCGTGATGTGATTGGTGGTGTGAATACATTTATCGCAGAACAAAAGAAACTTCCAGACCCAGCAATTCTAACTGCGGTCCGTTTCGATTCAAATGGTTTTGGTTATGGTAATCTCAATACAGTAAATATTGAGCGTTTCATTTCTATGAAAAATCTTCAAGAAGTAAATTCCCTGACTGAAAGTGATTTCGTGCCTCGTGGCGGTACTCCATTGTTGGATGCAATTGGAGAAACCATCCTGAAGCTTGATCATGATTGGCAGGAATATCATCCCGATAAATGCATCGTCGTGATCTATACTGATGGTCAAGAAAACTCGTCAGTCAAGTTCACAAGGCCGCAGATCAAACAATTGATCGAAGCACGTCAGGGAACCGGAAAGTGGGCATTCCTATTCCTAGGTGCAAACATCGATGCAGTTGGTGAAGCCACTTCGATGGGAATCTGGGCGCAGAATGCAGCTCAGTACACAAATGATGGTATTGGTCTTCGAGCAGCATATTCAACTACTTCAGCAACAGTCTCAGCAATGAGGTCAACTGGCTCAACAATGGCTGATTGGGGTGGAGAAATCAAAGCTGCTATTGAAAAAACAGAGGAAAAGGCAGACAGCAAGTAATAATAGAGTCATAGGCTTCGCTGGGTGTGCCTAATCCAAAAACACCCTCTTTTCTTTTTCTAAAAAGGCGAACGAATAATGGTCAAATTTCTAATGACAACCATTATTATGTTGTTAGCTGGAATTTTGACATGTTTAGTTTTTCTGATCATAAGCGAAAATAGGCATCCATCTCCAGTTAATATGAAAGAAGTCGCACCAGTTAGGAAGTTGTACAACGTATCGTATTCAAATCAAAATCTTAGTTGTCTCTCTGAAGCCATCTTTAATGAAGCTGGCACGGAGCCGATGATTGGAAAGGAAGCTGTTGGTATTGTTATCATGAATCGAGCAGAACAGAAGGGAACACAAAACATCTGTTCTATTGTGCATGAATCCAGAGTTGTGAATGGTGTTAGAATATGTCAATTTTCCTATTACTGTCTACCAGCTAACAGGCGATTGGCACCAACATCTGGAACAAATTGGGCTGAATCTGTTTTCATCGCAGTAAAGATTCTAAATAACAAGTTGAACGATGGTGCAGAATTATTGGTAGCAAATGCAACACACTTCCATGCAGACTATGTTCATCCTGCATGGACAAGAGACATGAAGTTTTTGAGTAAAATTGGAACACATCTATTTTATGCAGAGGAAAATCAAAATGAAAAAGTCCTTACTATTGGCAGCAATTAGTGTTGTCGTCCTATCTTTGCCAGTCATTGGTGCCGTAGCAGAAAAACCTGTCGCAAAACTGGAAGTTATGCCAGTTGCAGATCAGATCAAGGTCGACAAGGCTACTGACGAAGCAAAGAAAGCTGCTGAAAAGAGAGCAGCATTCGAAAAGAAGAAGCGAGACTACATTGAAGGAATGAGAAAGGCAGAAAGAGCATCAAAGGTTGGTAAAGATAATCAAGAAAAGAAAGATGTGCCAACAAAGTAGTTCAAGAAGTGATACAATATTGGGTGAGGTCGGGTCTTTTCCGCCTCACCCATTTTTCGTTTTGGAGAGGTAAAAAGAATGCAAATAATCAATGATCCGAAGCTAGACTTCAAGGATGTTCTGATCATGCCGAAGGTTTCGACACTTGGTTCTAGAAGTGATGTAAATATCAATAGAGAGTTTCAATACATCGATTTAGCTGGAAACAAAAGACATTTCACCTGTGTTCCAATCATTGCATCCAACATGGATGGGGTTGGAACATTCTCAATGGCAAAATCTATATCTGCACATGGTTGTCTAACTGCAATCTGTAAACATGAACCACTAGAAAAGTGGAATTCACTTCCAAATTATACACTCCCGATTCTATCAATGGGAAGAACTGATGGTCGTGAACTACTGAAAATTAGAGATTGGATGGACAATAATTGGTGTTGGGGTCTTCCAAAAGTTTGCATTGACGTTGCAAATGGATATAGCGAAGATTTCATAGAATTTGTTTCGATGGCACGAGAAATACTTCCAATTCACACATTCATAATTGCAGGTAATGTTGTGACACCAAGCCAAACAGAAAGATTAATCCTGGCAGGTGCAAATGCAGTCAAGGTTGGCATCGGCTCTGGGTCTGTCTGCACTACAAGAAAAGTAACTGGTGTTGGTTATCCACAATTATCCGCAATCATGGAATGTGCAGATGCAGCACACGGAATGAATGGTTTTGTTGTTTCTGATGGTGGCTGTCAAGTTCCCGGCGATGTTTGCAAAGCATTTGGGGCTGGTGCAGACTTCGTTATGTTGGGAGGAATGTTAGCGGGGCATGATGAATCGGAAATCCACGAAGATGTTATTAAATTTCATGGCTCATCATCAAAGGCGGCTCAAACTAGAGATGGAAAAGAACTAGCAGAATACAGGTCCTCGGAAGGAAAGGAAGTTGAAATTAAGTATCGTGGACCAGTAGAACACACAATAAAGCACATTCTCGGCGGTCTAAGATCATGCTGTACTTATTGTGGTGCTAGGAAATTAAAAGAACTGAGCAAAAGAACCACGTTTGTTCGCGTCTATAATGGTGCACAATATAACACTGTCTTTGGTGACAGCAACGAGGTAACCTAATTGCCAACAAAAGAAGAAAAAAACAAGTTCTATCATGAGATAGAGAAGATCGTAATTGAGACCAATGGCGAACTAAACTGGATCGAAGCTATTACTCATTACTGTGAAAAGACTGGTATGGAAATAGAAGTTGCTTCCACACTAGTAGGCGACAAACTCAAGAAAAAACTAACTGAGGTTGCACTTGAGAAAAACTACCTAAAGAAGAATGGAAATGGAAGACTTAAAAATGTCTAATAGTGAAATTATCAAAGAATTGATGGATGAATATGATTTACAAACTCCAGAACAAAAGAAAGAATCAGAAAAGCTAGTTAGCGAAGAAATGCTACCATTTGTTTTACACTTCTTTTCGAAAATGGTTCACAAAAATAACGTTGATCATGGATTTTGGGAAGATGGTTACGAAACAAGAAACAAGTCAGAAATGCTGATGCTAATGGTTACCGAATTAGCCGAGGCTTGCGAAGGTCTCCGACATGGAAATCCACCAGATGATCATCTACCACAATATCCAACGGCAGGTGTCGAATTAGCTGATTGTGTGATCAGAATCCTAGATTATTGTGCTGCATTCGATATTCCAATTGGAGAAATTATTGCTGCAAAGCATGACTATAACACCAAGAGACCATACAAGCATGGAAAACAATTCTAAGCAAATAGATCGATTAGTGGACTTTTTAGAGATAGTGTTACCTGAGTATGACGTATCGCTAGACAAACTTGAGAAATTGTTTAGAAAGCGCGAACTGAAAGAAGGCCGATGCGGCGAATATTTTGTATCAAGGCTCACTGGCGTACCTCTATGGGAAAAACGAAATCAAGAAGCTACTGACCTTATAAATGGCGTATCAGTTAAATTACGCATAGCAACTTTATTATCAAATGGCATAGGAAAAACAGCAGCCTACAAAGCTGATTTTGACTATAATCCAGAGCATGTAATCAATGAAGCTTATGGATTGACAGGAATTGCGTACATAAATTGGTTTCCTGTGACTGACAAAATGACGTATGCATTTATAAGCCGAGATGATTTGTTACAATGCCCAAACAAAAACGGCTACATTAAGGTTAGGCAAGATCATGGTGGTAATTTCACATCGGAGTGGATTGCTAATTTTGCTTCGACAGATAGAGAAGTTTTACTAGGTGCCGGAGTGCCCACAACTTATGGAGCATTGCTTGTTTAGCGGATACGAAGCCTGCAAGATATGGTGTGCCGCAAAAGCCCATTACAACTCAGACAGCTATGATATTCTAAAATACGGCTGGTCGTTTGATATGTCAGAAGAATCTTTCCGTCTAAGAAAAGATCGCTTCACATTCGAACGTCTTGCTAGAGAATACGAATCCGAAGCTGTATTCAAGCAAGCAGTTGGTTTCTATCTGTATGACAATCCAAAGGCTTATATTCGCGGCTTAGTCAGACCCAATCCACAAGTTGATTCTGCTCTAAGTCGCTTTGCAAATCTCTACGAGAATTTCAGGCTTGACTACATTGAATTTTTGAACAAAGGAAATGTTCTAGATAGATTGATTCAATGCGATATCTCTCCAGAGGGCGCCTGTATGATAATGGATTACTTCAACATGTTGGAAATTCCAGCGCCATTAGACAAAATCAGAGTAACCGCTTTATTGCCGAAGTACAATGCCTTTATTGGTTATGATAAAGGCAAAGCTGCACAAATAGTCAACTCTTTCGCCTAACTGTACATAAATAGTGTGACATAATGAGAAGTACATTTGAATAAGAGAAAACTATACATCGTTTATACAAACTACAGGAGAATATACAAATGTCAGATTTTGCAAAAATGTTAAAGAAAGGCAGCACAGTAGAGAAGTTTAAGGACGCAATCGAAAAGGAATCCGCAAAGGGTTTCACAAAAGATGAAGACTTCTGGCAACCTACTGTTGATGCAGCCGGAAACGGTTTCGCAGTAATTCGTTTTCTTCCAACCCCACCACAAGACGGAGATGATGGCCTACCATGGGTCAAGTATTTCTCTCACGGCTTCCAAGGTCCAACAGGACTGTGGTATATCGAAAATTCCCTAACAACTCTAGGCAAGGATGATCCAGTTTCCGAATACAATTCGAAACTCTGGGCAACCGGCGTTGATGCAAACAAGGATATCGCTCGCGCGCAAAAGCGTAAGCTAACCTATGTCAGCAACATTCTAGTTGTTTCCGATCCAAAGAAACCTGAGTGTGAAGGAAAAGTCTTCAAGTACAAATACGGAAAGAAGATTTTCGAGAAGATTGATGAATCTATGAATCCAGCCAAGTACGATCAAGCATGGAATCCAGCAACGGATAAGCCTGCAATTGATCCGTTCCATTTCCTAGAAGGCGCAAACTTCAAGCTGAAGATCAGAAAGTACGAAGGATATAGAAACTATGACAAGTCAGAATTCGATAATCCAACAGCACTTTTTGGTGGAGATGCAAAGAAGCTAGAAGACCTTTGGAATCAGGAATTTTCATTGAAAGCACTGATCGCTCCAGACAAGTTCAAGGATTATGCAACACTTAAATTGCACCTTGATAAAGTCTTGGGAATCGACACTTCGACAGCAAGACCTCTCGGCACACCTGTTGATGATGTAGAAACTCATGCACCAGTCAGAGCATCTACCGCAGAAGGCGTTGTTCTAGCCGGATCGGACGATGACGATCACTTGTTTGAGAATCTAGCAAGACCGGAGTAAGAAGAAAAGAAGAAAGGGAGCGTTAGTTTCGCTCCCTTTTTTTGGCTTATTGTTATTATCCAAAGAATGTTCTTAGATATGTCTGATCATCATTTCGTGTATCAGGCATCGGTAGGTTCATATTATTGTTTGTATTAACACTGTTCACTGAGGTAATAATGGGTGCAGCAGCAGGCGCCCTAGAGTTATTTTTATCATTCATATCCTGCAATTGATTTGCTTGTCCAGAAGCCAATAAAATCTTTCTTCCACTGTCTTTTTGTTGTGGTGCAACAGGTGCAACCATTGGACCGTTTTGTTTCATGGAAATCAGTTTCATCATTGCATCATTTCCATAGTTTTCAGCCATTGGTCCAGAGCCGTTGTATCTACTAAAGGCTCCACGAAGATTGCCACCAGATTGTTTCAATTTCAATTTCATAAACAGTGCAGAGGTCAGTAAGGCTACTCTATAATCACCTCTGATCTGATCTTGCGTTATGTTTGTACCGAAGTTATCATTCACATCCTTCAATGCATCTGGTCTAATTTGAGTGATACCAACCGCAGTTCCACTATCTCCATCCGGTACATTCAATTTACCACTAGACTCTTTTCTGACAATAACAGCAAGGGCTTCTGGTGGAACTCGACCATCGATGCTGCCATCGACTCCCTTCATTGCAGAAGCCGCATCCACAGCCGCCCTGATTGCATTTCCCGGAACTTCACCGACTGTCAATGGGTCATTCGATCCACTCGCAGCATCTTTTTTTACTGGTTCTGGAGTCGTTGATGTTGGGGCTTTTTGTGGCTGTTGTACGGCTTCTGGTGCCGTAGTCGGCGCTCTTTTAATGATGCCTTTCTGGTGATTTGTTGCAACCTGAATAGGTTTATCACCTGGCTCTTGTGGATTGAAGGCTTCCGATACGACTTTGGTTGCAGCATGAACATATCCTGTATTTGCAGTAGCAGCCTTCATCTTTGCTCTCATGTCCGCATCTTGCTTGTCGTTTTCTTCACTTCTTTTTTTAGCAGCATCAGAGGCGTCAGCAAGAACTTGACTACTTTCTTTTCGTTGTGTATCTGCTTTTGCAAGGAAGCTATCACCTAGGCTACCCAAACCAATAGATTTTAGGACATGACCAATAGCTTCTTCTGCATCTGCAATGATGTTCTTTGTTCCAGCCGTTAGAGTTGCTTTTGTACTTTCAAAGTAGTCTGTGAACAGATTATCTACTCTAAATTTACCGTAGTCAGAACTCAATTGTGCTACGATATCATCGTTCTTATGCTTTTCTTCAATGATCTGGCCAATCAACTTTGGAATTTTACCTAGTTTGTTTTCCATGAAGTCTTTTATGAAACCGTTTAGTTTATCACCACCAAGGAATCCTGCAACACCACCAACGATGGTACCAATTATTGCACCTACAGGTCCCTTCAACATACCACCAATTGTTCCAAGTGTAGTAGCCTTTGAGATTGCATTTAAAGCGCCACCATTCTTGTTACCAGCTAGCATTCCAATTAAACCACCCATCAATGGGTTTGTTCCCCATTCTTTTGAATTGCTAACACCTTGGTATGCGTCGTAACCAGTAATTGCCACGGAGGCACCATACTTCAGGAAGTTACCAATTGAGAAAACATCCTTTGCTGTGTTCATCAATGAGCCAGTTTGTTTTCCTCTTTGTTGCGGCATGATCTTTGGTGTCGTTACTTTCTGCATTGCTTGTTCTTGCTTCAGGCGTACAATGTTACTCTGTGCGGAATCCTTAGCCTGCATCTGGTTACTGATGTTAAGACGATTTTCAATTTCCTTTAGACGTTCATCGATTGATATTAGATATTGAGTTTGGTTGTTTGTCGAATGAGCTAAGACTTGGGTTACCTTCTCGGAGTTGTATGCGGCTGGCGTTTCTCTTTGAACAATAGAAGCCTGAGAACCAACGACTCGTCTAGCATTTCTTCTAGATTCTGGTTCTGATGCTAATGTGGTGTCTGCAACCTTTCCAAGACCGTACTTCTTCTGGAGGCCACGGTAAAACCCCTCTAATGCATCCTTCGGAATCGAAGCAATGCCATGACCTTTGTCGATCTTGGCTGCTACTTCATCTCTGATGTTTACGTCCTTGACTGCCATATCTTCTATTTCCTATTTGCTAGTGCTTGGTTCTTTTGTCGTTCGACTTCTTCTTCAATGTGAGCCATCAATAATTGAACATATACATCTAGCTCCCACGGCATCATTGATTCAATCTCAGATAGTGAATATTTGTGGTGTTGCATCATCGCAAAGTTTGTGAGATAGTAATTTCGCAAACTGTCATTACAAAAGCTTATCCAAAAAAATCTTGGATTCCCTCCAATGTTATTTCTTCTTGGTAACCACATTTGCCACATTTAAATGATGACTTTCCGACAATCTTTGGTGCTGTGTCGAAGAAAGACATGATCTTCTTCAAGTCGCCCTCTGATAGCTTTTCAAACCATTTGATAATATCTTCTTTCTTTTCGTCTTTGGTATAATGAATTCGTTCTGCATCATAGACATATTCAACGCATTCTGCTACGATATCAAAGACTTCGGTTTCAGACGGATTATCCTTTGTTAGAATCTGTGCCATTGCATATGTCGGATATCTCATACCAACACCGATATTGTCCGACAGCGGAATTTTGTTTGTATGCCCAGGCTTTGTTTCTACCTTCACATCTAACATGTTGAATGCAACCTTGGTTATACCACCACAAGGCTTCTCATTTACCAGATTCTTACACTCGAATTCCAAATCCTGAACCTCACCAGCAGAGCGAGCCCTTAGATGAATAAACAAATATTCAATGTCAATTATAGGCATGTTGTCCACATCAATATCATGCGGGCTCACGATGCAATTTTTTATGACCTGTTTGATCTGGTTTATCACATCCTTCGCATCATCAGATTCCTTTACTAGCAGAAACAATTTCTTTTCTGCGACAGTGAAAGGGTGATACTTGATTGTCTTGTTGCTTGAAGGTAACTTCAATTCATATATCGGAACTGCTACATTAGGTAACATAGTGTATTATTAACCTCCTCCTAAAAATTTATTGATAGAATTTGTACCAGATGAAATCAATGCGTTTGAAATTGGGTCCTTCGTCTGGCTCTTGTTGCCAATAATAGAAACACCAGCCCTTAACAATTGTGACGTTGACATTCCAGCAACAGCCAAGAACTTCCCTCCACCTGGAATAGATGGCAGCATATTGAAGAAGAAATCTGTCAGAACAGAATGTGTCTTTGCTCCCGGATCGGATGGAATTGGTGCACTGATATCTGGCTCTGAATATGAAACTGTCTCCCATGACCTATATGCAAAGGAAACTGACAATCTCATGTTTTCCTGATCCTGCCAAGAAAGTTGAATCGGCATCATTGCGACTGGCCAGCATTCATGGAAAACAACACCGTAGATTGGTTGGTTGTTCATTGCATAGATCGTGATCTGTAAATCAGTCACGAAATTGTCATAGTATTCATACAGGTTGTTTGGGTCTCTCATCAAATACATCCAATAGTCAAAGAAATATTTCTCAACCATGTCTGCTGAAACCATGAATGACAAATTCAAATCCTGATAGATGATCTGATTTGGCATTCGCATGATTGGCGCGTATGTCTTCACATCCGATGTTGTGAATGTATAACCTGGCAATTCAGCCATATCAGTTCTCATCATCAGGTGTTGTTGATCCGAGACTGTAGCAATGCTCTTATGATCTGAGAGACCACCAGCATCAATCAATTCCTGCATCATTGGTGGTGGAACAAATGAACAATAAAATCGATTGTTCCATGCGACACCGTAACTCTGGATATCAACTAGGAAATCCTTCATCAACGACTGAGAATTATTCTGTGCGCCAGTTGGTCCACTCTGTCCTAGTAATCCACTGAATTGGTGTGTCAAACCGCCAACGACTCCATTGATTCCCGATGACAATGCTCCCGCAGCAGCAGAGGGAAGGCCAGAAAGACCACCGAGAGCCGATGACACGGACGATCCAATACCATTCTGTATTACGCCAGATGCGGCTGAGACAGCCCCGGAAACTGATGGAACAAACGAGAAAATTGAGGTCATGCTTTACCTTCCCAAATGTCTTCTGCTTTCGCACCGACGAATTGTTGAACTGGTAGAAAAATGGCAATCTCCCATTCCTTTGGTTCGACCTTAATGAATTGGGATTTTACATGAGAGTATAGGTATTTCTTGATGCAGGGCTTTACTTCCCTAAACTTAGTCGATTCTCTAATCAAGTCATATGTTATTTGGAATCGACTAGATTCATCCAAGTATTTATTCCCTGAGACCGCAGCTAGCTTGTCTAATAGGATTGCTCGTTCTTGGTAACCGAGGTAGTGGAGGTTCAGACCTAGAAAGGAATCGGGATAGAAGTCAATTGGAATTACGAGAGGAAATTTATCCCAATATGGCAATTCATCTTTTAGCTTTGCATCGTATCTGAAGAAGAACATGTTTCCAACCATTGAGACTGGTGTATCTGGCTCGCCTTTCAACAACGAAGATGGCGTAACCTTGTATTGCTTCAAAACATCGAAGAACCAGGCTCTTGCAGCAACCGATTTCGGTTTCAAGCCCGATTTGTAATATTCTTTTGTCAGTATGTCAAGTAGTGGCAAAGCATTGTCCTTTAATTCGGCAGTAGTGCGTGTATTTATACTATTGCCAGTTATTTGGGGTTCGGTTTACTATATAAATAGAGTGTAGAGTTTCTTCGAGTGACCTTAAAGAACCCTTATCCCCGCCCTACCCCGAGTGCAGAGTTACACATCCAGAAAACACCTACTTCTTCTTGTTGGTTTTACCAGATTCTCCATAGTTAATTCCCATATCAACCTCAGTCACGACTTGAAATTTCCAACCACGATCCTCACAGAATGCAGTCGCAGCCTGGAACTTAGCATCATTCACACCCCATCTCGCAACCTCACGAATGTAATACCTCATTAGCTTATTTCCTCGCTTTGGGGCATTTTCTTCATTTAATGCATTTTCCTTCTCCATTTTAATTTCAATGACCAGTGTCTCTATTTTGCCATCTGGTTTCTGGATTTTGCACCAAATGTCCGGGAAATAGCGATGAATCTCTCCGTCCAATGGGCTTCTATATGGTATTGAAAACTCCTCGGATGCCCATTCTAGGACATTCGGATTGCTGTCCATTCTTTGCATGAATTCCAACTCAAGGCGAGACCGATAGATGATCTTGGTTGGGTCACCTTTCTTGTACTTTTCCGGGTTCTTTGGTTTGAATTTGCCTCTTTGTGCCATATTCTAGAGATAAATAGTTTGTAGTTATATGTGTGTGTGTATGTCCTAGTGCTATTTATCCACATCAATAAAGAAGAAAAATGCCAACCTCAACCTTCAAGCTAACAAACAGAACCCCGCTTCCAACAAACGCTGATATCTCAGTCGCTAGCCAAACAGAAGATGGTCTTGAAATTCTTCAATATCCATCAGACTTGCTACGAGACAAAGTGCCGGTTGTTGGTAATACAATAGATGCGGTCGTGCCATTCATTTCCTTCTATATCATGGTTCCACAGAAAGCCCAAGCAATAAAAGACAATCTAGCACTAGACGACGACACTTCAAAAAACGTCATTGCACTAAGAGGCTTGCAATATGCTTCTGAGGTCAACAAGGAATTGACTATCAAGGCTGGGGAAGCTTTTTCGACTGGCTTGAACGATGGAAAGGACAGACTCAGAATCCAAAGAAAAGTTCAAGTCCTGAAGAAATTGATCTGCCTTCACATGCCGGATACAGTAAACCATGACTTGAGTGCAGAATACAGCACACTTTCCATTGGAAAAGATTTGGTTAAGGTTGGTTCTGTTATTGATGCAGTCAAGCATGGAATCAAGATGGACATGGACAAGCTAGGCTCTGATATTGTCAATTTTGGCGCTGCATTTGCAGACGAAAGCGGTCTTGCTGGTGTTGCAGGAACATTAGCCAAATATGTCCAAGCCGGTCAGGGCGTTGCAGTAAACCCGCTTTCTGAGGTGTTCTTTGAGAACATGCAATTCAGGCAATTCAATTTCGATTTTAAGATGCAACCTAGAAATGCAGCAGAAGCACAAGAAATCCTAGACATAATAAAGACATTCAGAATGTACATGGTTCCAGAGATTTCGTCTGACAACGTTGCTGGCATTTTCTTCACTGTTCCGGGATTCTTCCAGATCAAGTATTATATCCAAGACCAGGATGGTGTTCGCGAAAACGACAGGATTCCTAGAATTTCTGGTTGTGCATTGACTGGTGTTCAAACTGACTGGGCTCCGGATGGATTGTCACTTCACAAGGATGGAATGCCAAATGCAGTTAGAATTCAATTGAACTTCACTGAGCTAGAAATCATGCACAGAGACAGAATCAAGGACGGATACTAAAAACTATCATGGGTAAATATTTTGACAAAATGCCAAAAGTCTATTACAGCCTGGACGATAATAGACAAAATCCACAGGTTGTTACTGACGTTACGTTTTCAGTCAGATTGCTAGAACAATATGCAACCGACACCAAATTCTTCTATACGACAATAGTCAAGGATGGTTTGAAACCAGAGGATGTTGCTTTTATTGTCTATGGAGATGTTCAGTTGCATTGGGTCATTCTACAATTCAATAAGATCATAAATCCAAGATTCGAATGGCCGTTATCTAGTATCAATCTAGACAAATACATAATAGACAAATATGGTTCTATTGGCAATGCAGAATCGGGTGTTCATACTTATCTAAAAAAATTAACATATGTTTCGTCTACTTCGGATACACCATATGTCAGAAACATTGAGATTGGCGCAGCGGAATATGCTAATGTAGCTATTGATCTAGCTGGACAAGACTATTCTTTGTCTAACGGCGAAACAGTCACAATCCTAACTGACAGAGATACAATATCATTCTATGATTGGGAAGTCTCAGAGAATGAAAAGAAACGAGAAATAAGATTGTTGCAGAATCAGTATGTCGATGCGATTAGAGTTTCATTCAATAATCTAACAAAGGTGTCATAAGATAATGGCAGTAACACAAAAAGTCCTCCAGAGTGCGACTGGTGTTTCTATTGATAGATTCGTCGTGATTGCTGGCACAAGAAACAGCATTGGCTTGGAACTACAGATGTTGGAGATGAACATCTTTGAGGATATCTTTTCGCCATCAATGTCGGCTACTGTCCTTGTTCAAGATACATTCAACCTAATCGAAAAAATCCCAATTTGTGGTCAAGAGTGGGTCTTCATTAGAATTTCAAAACCTGGATTTGAAGCAGAAGATGGCAATGATCTTAGCTTTTCCTTCCTGATGCGAATCTATAAGATTGAAAAGGTAAATCACGAATCTCCTCTTAAACAAACCTATTTGATGCATTTGATTAAGGAAGACGCCGTTTTCTCCGCTCAAGACAGGGTCAATAAGTCATACAAGACAACAAAGCCTGAAGTTGCAATCAAGGACATATTCAAGAACAATTTCTTTTATGATGATGAAGATTCGTTCTTGCAATCGTTCGCAACATGGCCTATGAAATCATCAAATTATGCGTTTTCATTTCAAATACCAAACTTGAAGCCATTTGAAGCAATTCAGTTTCTATCTTCAATGGCTAGGAATAAGAACAACATAAATGACTATATCTTCTTTGAAAACAATAGAGGTTATGTATTCGATAGTCTCTCAGAGATGTTTGTTGCAGACCCAATTCTAACCATCGAATATAGGGTAAAGAACATCGTGACAGATACGGTTGATTCTACTGACCCATATGTTAACTCTCTGTCACCATTGGGTATTCAAAATGATGTTCTGTTTGATTACTTAAAGAGTCTAGACCATGGAGAATTGGGTGTGCAAGCAGACTCTTTCCAGTTGCATAATCAAACATTCATGTCAAATTCTATTTCATATGATACTTTCTTTAGCAAGTACAAGAAAGATTTTAAGCTAAACAAATTCAGCAAGATACCAGACAATGATTGGCGTGAATTGATCACAAGTCAAGATGCAAGCCGTATTCCATACTATAGGGTATTTTCTGTTATTCCGAAGAAGAATGCAGGTCTATTTACTGATTTCTCTGAGGAAGCAATCGCAACTAGGGTTATGCAATTCTCGTCAATAACAAATCAGAAGATCAGGCTTCATATGCCAGGAACTCCACTAATGAAGGCTGGTGCAACGATTCAACTTCAATATCCTGCAATCGAATCTAAATCTACTTCAGACAATGCAGAGGAATTGTTAGATGATTACCTAGCAGCAAAATACTTGATCCTATCTGTGCGTCATGTAATAACACAGAAGGAATGGCATTCCTATGCAGAAATTTCCAAGGACACACTTCCTAAGAAACTACCTATGGAATTCGCCTCAAACTTTACACTAGAAGGTCTATAAGATGGAAAATTTCTTCTTTGGAAAAGCTGGATTGATTCCTTGGATTGGGATCGTAGAAAGACGAAATAGCGATGATCTAAGGATTGGTCGCTGTAAGGTCAGGGCTTTCTTTCACCACAGCGGTGACACATCAGAAATGTCAACGGATTCGCTTCCCGATGCATATCCACTAGAACCATTGACAGGAACATTCTGGGCAACAGCGAAGGAAGGTGATACTGTTTTTGGTTATTTCTTGGACGAAAAGAAACAATCAATGCTAATTGTTGGAAAATTGCCTGTTGCTCTCCAAAATGAAGTCAATCATCCAGAAGGTTCTGGTTTCAAGGATGCAAGAACAAGTGCAGAGCTAGCCTCGTTTCCAAGACAGATTTTCAAGACATACAGATATTCACCTAATGGTGTCGATGCACAGGAACTAGACAAGGCTGCAAAATATCCTCCATATGGCTCAGACAAAGCCTCAATACCATTTTTGTCAAGAGCAGACGAGGCTGCAATTCCATCCCAGATTTCTCCAGATTCTAGAAAAGCCCAAGCCTCCGGAACTAGATACAACACAGCCGATGGTAAGACATGGTTTGAATTGCCAACTGTCTGGTCTGCGAAGTATCCTTTCAATCATGCATACGAATCAGAATCACTTCATGTCATGGAGTTCGATGATTCGCCTGGCTCCGAGAGAGTTTCCCTGCACCACAGAATAGGCTCTGGTTTTGAGTTTTTCCCTGATGGTTCTGTTGTCTATAAAAATATGAAGGACGGTTATGAGGTGACATTGGGGAACAAGAAAATCGGTATCTCTGGTGATTGTGATGTTCACATCAAAGGTAACAGGACATTGCTGATAGATGGTAACCTGACACAACACGTTTCTGGTGACTATTTTCTATCGGTTGACGGTCAGATGAAGACACTTATTAGAGGAAATGAGACAAGAAACATAGGTGCAGACAGCAAGACTTCTATTCAGGGAGATTTTGTCAACAAGGTGGCTGGTCAGCTATGGTTGCAGGGAAGCAAGATACAGGAAAATTCTTCATCTACACCAGACGTAGATGAAATCCATGACTTTGATCTACCGTCGTTACCAGCAAACACAATTGAAAACACATCGAAATTGATTTCTATTACAGGCACAGAAGTTGCAGCACACGATGATACATTCAAGGTTGCAGGAGGCGGTTCAGGTGAAGTTGTGACCACAAACAAGCTAACACCAGCGCCAACGACATGTCCTGTCGTGAAGGATTCAACGACTGCATTTACTGATGGCGATTCACGTTACAGAATGCAGCTTTCGAAATATTACCAATTGGCTGATTTGACAATTCGCCCACCATATCCTCATGCAATTGCAGATCAAAATGGCTTGAGTCAGGCTGATATAATTTGCAACCTAGCAGCACTTTCATTGCAGATCATAGATCCAATCTCCGCTCAATTTCCCGGTTCTCAGATCAATTCAGGATTCAGGGCTTTAACTGATGGTAAGTCACAACACGAATCGGGTGAGGCTGTTGATTTGCAATGGCCATCAATAACTGCTGGTTCATTGTCTAAATACCTAGAGATTGCAAACTGGATAAAAGACAATCTACCATTTGATCAATTGATTCTAGAGCATGGAACAACATGCTGGATTCACGTCTCAATGTCTAGAACAAAGACAAATAGAAAAGTAACCTTGACTCAGATAAATGGAACATACTATCCAGGTCTTTCAATGTTTGGGAGGATATAAGATATATGCCAGGAGCAGCACGAACGTACAAAAATTACATGATCAAATTTCCCAATGAAAAAGTTTATGTGGGCTATACTTCAACCAGTATGGAAGATAGGCGTAAAGCTCACAAGAGGGATATGAAGTTAAATAGACCCGTATCAAATGCTCTCAAGAAGTATGGATTTGAAAATGTAAATTGGCAAATCATTGCGGAGTTTGATAATGAGCATGATGCTCTAGAAAATGAAAAGAAGTTAATTGAAGAATACAATTCTAGAGACATAAATTTTGGATATAATGTGTCTGTTGGAGGTGAAACTTTTCCAACCGGTTTTAATGGATCATATTGGATGGAAGGAAAAACTGAAGCTGAAATTAAATCGATTAATAAGAAGAAGGGAAAACCAGGCGAAACAAATCCATTTTACGGTAAGAAACATTCAAAAGAGTCTATGGATAAGATGGTAGCTAAAAGACGAGCTAGTGGTTCTTATGATATCCCATCTTGCTCCATCCCTATAATTTATGACGGAATAGAATATAAAACTAAGAGTCATATGAGGCGTGCTACCGGTATAAGTAGAAATAAACAAAACAAATTAATATCAGAAGGAATTGCTACATTGAAAGCTCAGATCAATGGTAAGGAGGTTAACTAATGCCCGGGGCATCTCGTTTTGGCGATCTTTGCTCTGGGCATTAGTTGCCATGGTTGTTATCCGTCACGTCCAAACATCTCCGCATCAGATGATGTGTTTGTAAATGATATTGGTTCTCACAGGGTTTCTGACCAGTGGGACGTTCATTGTTGCAAGCTTTGTCACGGCGGGTCCACGATAGAGGGTTCGCCAGATGTGTTTGTGAATGACCTGCCAAAGGCACGCATTGGTGATGCAGTTGATTGTGGTTCAATGATTCTAGAAGGTTCCGATGACGTATTGGTGAATGAATGATTCCTAATTTCCTAACAGATACATTTTCTTCAGTAGCCGGTGAGTTTGCAAACTCCTCGGGTCCATTTATTGAAGGGCTTGACTTTGATGCAAGCCAGTTTCCATCAGATTTGGTTAATCTACCATCTGAATTGAATATTCAGAAGTTAAATCCATTCCAGTCTGACATGGTTAAGACCATCCTAACAGAGAATGGCCGTGCTGAATTGTTCACAAATCCTCACACGCAAGATATTCTTGCAGTCAGGACACGATTAAACAATCTTCTAAATTCGCCTGGTGCGAATGCAACTGGTGTCGATCTATCAATTTCACTAGGACCGTCCGTGACTGATCTTCTAGAGACAATAGATCACTTCGAATCTCACACCGATAGACTGTCTGGAGTCATTGAGCCAGACACAAAAACAGCAGCATTACCAACACTAGAGCGAGCCTTGGCTGTTGGCAGCAGCATCAATCACATTCACAAGGTTCTAGATATAGACCTAAAGCCAACAAATTCACCAGTCCTGTCATTGTTTGGATCGCTGTTTGCAGGGAAAACTCATTTTGATAATCTGAAGACAATCCTCGCAAAGCCCGACTCCGATATCCTACCAGAAGATTTGAATGGCATTTCCCAATCGTTGACTACCTTGGCTGAAAACGATGTTAAAAACTACACCGTTGCTGTCAAGAAACTAAAGAGAATTGGTGTTGCAAACATGGTCTTCGGCATGAAGGACAAGCCAGTAGAGGCTAATATCATTTCATTGGTCACGACTTCGTTTTCGAAAGGTTTGTTCCAGAATGATACGACAAAAAGGGATGCGGATCAGGTTGCAACAACACAGAAACGTCTTGAGATTCAGGCTGCATCCAGAGCAAATACTGTCTCGTACAACCAGGAATTCAAGGAAATTCCAGACTTATTCAGGGCTCATGGCTTATTTGAGGGAATTCCTATTACGTGGGATATCTATAAGAAAATCACAGACCAATACCCATCAGACCAGCCAGGCTTGTTCAATTCATATCTGTCAACAGAAAGACTAACATCACCAGATCAACTCAGCATTTATTTCAATGCCCCATTTAAGTTTAAAAAAGGCAAGTTCTTATTGGCTATCTTCCAAGACTATGTAAGCCGCCAGGCTAAAAGTAACATCATTGGTCATGCGGACTGGTACTTTGGTGGCGTTCTGAAGTTTGGTTCGATATCTAAGATTCTACTAGACGAAGGTTGGTTTAATGGCTCAATAACAAATTCCCTAGGCGGTACAGTCGATGACAAGATAGAACCACAGACATATGATAATGGCAATTGGAGGAGGGCGACCACAGATGAGGAAGCAAAACTGAAGGATTTCGTCGTGAACTACCCAAATGGTAATGTAAATGGCGTGAATGATGATTTGCTTCGCAGGATGAGATTCTATGTCTACGGGGCTCCATTTGACCTATATAACTGGATTGGTTCTAGATACTTGATTCCAGCAGACCCAACACTAACACCGCCAGGTCAGATTTACCAAGGTGGTATTTGGATTCCACCGCAGCCACCGAAGCCATGGCCACCGGGTGTTATCAATTACGTCCTATTCACTGGCGGACCAAACGGAGCCCATTGGGACCCACAGTATGCTGCCTCTTGGACTGGTCACAGAGACCCATCAGACGCAATCCAACCATCATAAATACAAGATAAACCATCATGGCACAACCAACTTATAAAGATATCGATCTAAACTTCCTAGTTCATCCGGTCAAGAAAGATATCAACACGTTAACTGATGCAGATGCCATCGTCGCTTCTGTAAGAAATCTGGTCCTAACCAACAGGTTTGAGACGCCATTCAATCCAGACGAAGGCTCCGACCTCAGAAGAATGCTTTTTGAGAACTGGTCGCCAGCCTTGGATGCTGTCATTGCACAGTTGATTGGCCAGGTTGTTCAGATTTATGAGCCGAGGGTGACACTTACTGAAATTGATGTAACCTTTGATGAAGATGCAGGTGGCTACTTCATTGACATTAGATTCCTAATCAACACAATACCAAACAAAGTATTTCAAGGCTCGTTCTTTCTAGATAAAGCAAGGTAAAAATGACAACAAACGTCCTAAGAATAACAGAAATAGACTTCGATACCATCCTTGGTAATCTGAGAACATGGTTCCAATCCCAAGATCAGTTCAAGGACTATGACTTTGAAGGCTCTGGTCTTTCAATTTTATTGAAGAACCTAGCGTACAATACACACTATAATGCCTTCTATCTAAACATGGCAGTCAATGAGGCGTTTATTGGTGGCGCTATTGTTGCAAGGAACGTTTATTCTCATGCAAAGACATTGAATTATCTACCAGGTTCTAGGATAGCAGCAAAAGCTACTGTAGATGTTACAATCACACCACCACCAAACTATTCATCTTCTGCTTTCACGATTCCAAAATACCAACAATTCGTTTCTTCTGCAATCGATGGAGTCTCATATTCATTTGTGACAACAGAATCCCTATTTGGTTCTAGGGTTACCTCGTTTGGCCAAGAGCCATTCCTATTTTCTGGTGTAATTTTGTCTCAGGGCGAACCAATCACAATAACATATACTGTTGACCAAACAACAAATCCGAAGCTTCGTTTTGAGATTCCATCTGCAAATGTAGACATAAACACACTATCGGTTCAGACGCAAGAATCAGCATCAAATACATTGATAACAACATGGTCTGTTTCTAGTGACATTACCGCAATCGATTCTTCTACAAATGCATTCTTCCTAGAACGTGGATCAAACGGAAACTATACTCTGTATTTCGGTGATGGTATCGTTGGTAAGAAGCCAAATACTGGCAATTTGTTGTTGGTCTCATATTTGGTAACAAATGGCCTAGAAGCAAATAAGGCTCAATTCTTCACGATGCTGCCATTAGATAACGTAGCCTCTGTCTCTGTCTCTACTGTAGCGGCTGCGGCTGGTGGTGATGATGAGGAATCAATCGATTCTATCAAAGCATCTGCGCCTATTTTCTATTCTACGCAAGGTCGAGCAGTCACGAAGGGAGACTTTGAAGTTACCATTAAGAAAGATTTCCCGGCTGTAGGTTCTGTTTCTGTCTGGGGTGGTGAGGAAAACAACCCACCTATTTACGGCAAAGTCTTTGTTGCACTTGCACCAAAGGAAGGATTCTTGATTTCTCAAGCCCAGAAGGACAGTATCGTTAAGAAATTAGTAGAGGAAAGAGTAACCGTCTCTATCAACCCAGAAATCAAGGACCCAGACTATACTTACGTCAGGTTGAAATCAACTGTGCAGTATGACAAACAAAAGACAAATCTAACAAAAGGCGTCCTTACGGATGCAATTAGAAATGCAATCATAGATTACAACGAAACCAATCTAAGAACATTCGATTCTAATTTTATCACATCTAAACTGGCAACCGCAATTGACGATTCGAACCCAGCTATTCTTGGTAATGACACTAGGGTTTTCCTAGAGAAAAGGTTTCTTCCTGTCATTGGTAGAAGTGGTACATACACCCTAAACTTCAATACAGAACTAAAGCGTGGAACTGTCATTGATAAACTAGGTTCAACAGTCTTCCAAATGTTAGACCCAAACGGTATTGAACAGAGCGTTTATTTCGAAGAAAAGCCATTGTCCTTTACTGGTATCGATGATATTGTTGTTACAAATCCGGGATCGCAATATCTTTCACCACCAGATGTTGTAATCACAGGTGATGGACAGGGTGCAACCGCGAGCGCAAGCATTGTGAATGGTATGGTCAAATCCATCAAGGTCACAAACAAGGGCGACTCTTACACGACCGCACTCGTCACATTGAATTCTGACACAGGGCTCGGAGCAACTGCGAAACCAGTCATTGCAGCACGCTATGGGCAGCTAAGAATCTTCTATTACAATGATCTACAGCAAAAGGTGATTCTAGTTGAAAATGCAGGAACAATCGATTATCTTCTAGGCCAGATTGTGATCACTTCATTCAATCCATCTAATTTCAGTCGTTATATTGCACTGTGGTTACAGACAGAGGAACCCATCATTCAATCAGTTAGAGGAAGCATTTTGATCATAGACACCTCTGATATTTCATCAATCAACATTAACTTGCAAGAATCGTCAGCATCTTCATGATTTCATCGAATAATAAAGTCTCGCTGGTAGCACCGTCTCAGTTGCCAGCATTCGTTCAGGACGATTACCAGACATTCATCGCTTTTCTAGAAGCTTATTATGAGTTTTTAGAGCAAGATGGTGGTGTGAACTGGGGTCTAGACAAACTGAATTCAGCTTTTGATGTTGATGCAGCAATTGACCAATTCCTAGATCGCTTCAAGGATCAGTATCTAAATGGCTGGCCAGACGATATGCTAGCCGACAAAGCACTTGTCATAAAGAATATTAAGCAGTTTTATCTTTCTAAGGGAACTGAGAAGTCCATCAAATTTTTATTCAGGGCTCTTTTTGGTGAAGATATTACAATTTTCTACCCAAACAGATCAATCCTGAAGGTCTCTGATGGAAAGTGGGTTAAGGAACAAGCACTCAGGATTACTGGTAACATCTTGAATATCTATACTGGTGATGGTAATACAGCATCATACATCATATCAGACACGGTAAATTCAAAGGCTAATTTGCATGTCTTCATCAATGAAACTGAGATTACACAGAACAACTTCACATTGTCAGGTAGAACGGTAACATTGAGCCAAAATGTAGCAAACAATGACACACTAACAATCGACATTGAGGGTGCAGATTATAACAGGTTCGTCGGTCAACAAATCTTCGGCTCTCTATCGGAAGCAACAGCAATCGTAGAAAAATACAAGCAAGTCTTTGACAAGGGACAATTCTATAATGAACTAACTGTTACTGACTTAGCAAAAGCTTTTGTTATTGGTGAGAATGCGTATACATTCTTTATAGACGATGAAAATAACATCTCAATCAAAATAGCAGTTCCAATTACATCGTCTGTTATTGACGTTGAAATTGTTTCCGGTGGAACCTTCTATAATGTTGGTGACCCTCTTGTCTTCACATCTAATGTTGGTTCTGGTGCGGAAGCCTTCGTGGCTAGCATCTTCCGATCAGGTATCCGATCATTAGAAGTCCTTGCGAAAGGTGCTGGATTTGAACCTGGTGTTTTCTTTAACATAACAGGCGGTGGTGGAACTGGTGCTGTTATTCAATTAAATGGTGTCGATTCTAGTGGCTTCACACATCCAAACACATACAATGTCACGACTGATATCATTCACACATATGCAAACACACCGATTAATTCAAACACATATGGATTCCCAGCCTTTGCAAACGCAAACCTAAACACTTTGCTTTCTCAGTCATTCCAATACCAACAATATGGTCTTTGTGGTCCAGTTGATCCTACGCAAGTCCTGATTATAACTGAGGGACAAGATTATAGTGCACCACCTACGATTAAGCTACCAGTGCCAATCTTTGAAGTAAACGTAGCAGGAAATACAGCTAACGTTGCAATGACAGACTTTGGCATTCTAGGATCATTAAAGATCATAAATGGTGGTTCTGGATATGCAGTAGGTGACGAAGTTATCTTCACAAACCAACCAGGATCATCTGGACAGGATGCAGCGGCGGCTGTCACTTCAGTCTCCGCGACGGGTGGTATTGCAAAGATTGATTTTCAACCACCAAGAATAAGCGGAACAGCAAATATATCTGCTGGTTCTAACGTAGTCTTGGGAATTGGTACTGCATTTTCAAATGCAATAACAGCTAATGCTAAGATCATGATCAACAATGAAAGTCAGATAGTCAAGACCGTTGTCAACGCAAATTCAATTATTATCTTCGGCACTTGGGCTAACTCTGCAAACAATAAGAAAATTGGCGTCTATGGGAGGAATTTCATTGGCGGCTCTGGTTATCACATGGGTGAATTGCCAACTATTTCTCTTTCATCTGTTGGCGGCGTAGATGCAAATGTGGTCTGTGATGCAGTCATTGGTGACGGTGATGATGTTCGTGTTTCATCCCTACAACCTGTTGGTAAGATAAGGACAATCAAAGTAAGTCAAGGTGGTAGAGGCTATCTTGAACCACCTCTGGTTGACCTAACAATGAGCGGTGACGGAACGGCTAATGTCATTGCAGAAATTGCCGGAGGAATGTTCCAATATCCGGGAAGATACAAAAATGAAGACGGTTTGCTGTCTGGCACAAATAAGATTCATGATCGTGATTTTTACCAATTGTATTCCTATGTCATTCAATCCAAGAATACACTAGACAAGTATGAAAAAATTCTGAAACAACTAGCTCACCCTCTTGGTATGAAGCAATTTGCAGAGGTTGAAGTCGGCTTCGCGGAAGTGTCGCCAACCGATTCCACCAACGTATTCTCATACGGTGCTGTAACCGAAAACAAGTTCTTGAAATTGTCAATTAGCGGCAAGGCTAACACTCATAAGACTCCATAAATAAACTGATATGTCAAACTCAATCTTAACACCAAATTATCGCTTCACGATTGCATCCGAGTTCTTGGATTCGTTTGCCAGGGAAGACGTTTCTTACTATCTTTTCATCGGAAAAATCCTTCCTTGGGCAAATGAAGCCTCACCAAACGTTGGTGATACATCAATTGTAACTCAGAAGGACGCATGGAATTCCATGATTTCAGCAAAGCGCCTTCGCGGTGATTCTGTCAGGCTTGTCATTCCAAGAACAGCTTGGACGGCCAATGTCATCTATACACCATATGATGATAATAACCCAACATACTACACAAATACTTCAAACAAAATCTATGTTGTTACTGCTAATAATGAGGTCTATAAGTGTATTGACAATGCAAACACAGCAAATTCTACAATAGAGCCTATTGGTAACAACAATAACAGCGGCTTTGTTAAGATGCAAGACGGTTACCTCTGGAAATATATGTTCACCGTTGCTTCTGAAGTAAATGATTCTGCATTTGTGACTTCAGATTATATTCCTGTACCATTGACTCAAGTCGGAACAACAGCCGTCGTTCCGGGGACAATCGACAGAATTATTGTCACCGATCCGGGGTTTGGTTATAATGGCGCAAATGCCGGTATTGATCTAGCAATCGTGACAATTACCGGAGATGGTTCTGGTGCTACCGCAGTTGCAAACGTGGGCTTAACTGGCAATATTTCATCTGTTACTGTCACTTCCCAAGGAACGGGCTACACATATGCAAATGTGACATTTGCTGGTGGTGTTGGAGCAACAGCAAGAGCAATCATCTCGCCGGTTAATGGACACGGTTTCGCACCAGCAGAGGAATTGAACGCAAAGCAAGTCTTGTTGGCTGGGCGTATTGGAAGACCAGATTCGACCGAAGGTGGTACATTTACTATTCAAAATGACTTCAGACAGTTCGGTATAATAAAAAATCCATATAAATATAACACTACCGAGATTGCAAACTCAAATTCTGTCAGCCAGACAGTAGATATCACAATCGTAGAAGATAATTCTCCTGATTTTGCTATCGATGATTTTGTGTTTCAGATTGATGCAAATGGAAGCATCGTTTTCTCTGGGAATGTTGTTGATATTGGCAATCAATCAAACACAGCAATTGTTAAGGTTACCCAAGCAACTGGTGTGGTTCAAGTAGGAAACCTGATGTTTAACACAAATTCAGTAAAATCTAAGAGGGTTCAATCATTCAGCAATCCTCCACTAGAACGATATTCTGGACAAGTCTTGTATTTTGAAAATATACTAGCAGTCCAAAGAAACAACAATCAAGCGGAAGTGTTCAAAGTTCTATTTGATTTTTAGGGAAATAAATGGAAAAAACCAATCTTAATGTTGCACCATATTTTGACGATTTTGATGAATCTAAGAATTTTCATAGAATTCTATTTCGTCCGGGATATGCAGTTCAAGGTCGTGAGCTAACCCAACTTCAGACAATCCTACAGAATCAGATTGAACGCCTTGGAAATAACATCCTTAAGGATGGTTCGCCCGTTACTGGTGGACAGACAAACCTCTACACCGATGTTACCTATGTTAAGCTAGAATCAACATTCGGTGGCTTGGTATTAAACGTAGACCAATATGACGGTGCAGAAATTGTTGACACCGCTGGTCGCGGCGCTAGAGCCAGAATTATTGCAGTTGCACCAGAATCAGCAGACCCACCAACATTCATGATTCGTTATGTCTCCGGCCAGGAATTTCTTCCATCGGACACAATCGCGCTTTCGGTTTCTCCATCAGTTGGTATTGCAAAAATTCGTTCTGATTCAGACTCTATTGGTCTCGGCTCTGTTGCTGCTATTCTCGAAGGTGTATTTTTCGTTCGAGGTTTCTTTGTTCACACTCCACAACAAGTTGTAATTCTAGACAAATATGGTGTCACACCAACATATTCAGTTGGTCTTGAAATAACAGAATCCATCGTAACAGAACATGATGATGATACTCTGTTAGACCCGGCCTTGGATTCTTCTAACTTCCAAGCACCTGGCGCAGATCGTTTCTCTATTACACTAAATTTCAACAAACGAGCACCTAGCTCAATTGATGTTACGGAATTTATTCAATTGATGACAATTGAAAATGGTGTAATAACAGAATGGGTTAAATATCCAATCTACAATGAAATCGAAAAGACACTAGCAAGAAGAACATACGACCAAGCTGGCAACTATACCGTCCGCGCATTCAGAGCTACCGTCTCCGAAGATGATTCAAATAACGCAAACTATATCGTAACCCTAGATGCAGGTAAAGCATATGTCTTTGGTTTTGAATTTGAAACAATCGCACCAACAAAGATATCGGTTCCAAAACCAAGAACAAGAACATCGATCAATAACTATGCATTGTCGATGAACTATGGTGATTTTGTTTTTGTTCAAAATGCAAATGGTTTCTTTGATACATCTCAATTCTCTAGCATTGATCTTCACTGTGTTCCGAGTGGAAACATTGATTTTTCTGTCTCTGCAAACTATGCCAATACAAAGATTGGTACTGCAAGAATTCGTGATTGGGTTCTAGAATCAACAGGAACAATTTCACTAGCAAACACATACCAATACAGAGCGCATCTATTTGACGTAAACACAATTTCTCTAGCTGCAAACTCAGCAGGAACAAACAACACAATCGGCTCTGTTAACCTAGCCTCTGGTTTTTCTTCTGTCTCAAACGCCTATGTTGGCGCAATTCTGACGGTGACAGCCGGAACATCAGTTGGTGATAGAAGAACAATAACATCATACAACGGTGTGACAAAAATTGCTACTGTAGATGCAAACTTCAGCGTTATTCCAGACACAACTTCTGTTATTTCATTAGACTTCCAATTCAAGGACGTTGAATCTCTTGCAATCAGAAATGTGACTGGTGTCAATGCATTTGCTGATATTGCGTCATCTTCCAAGGATAGCACAACAACATTTAATGATGCATTTTTGACAGATACCGCATTTGATTCATTGATCTTTGAATTGCCATACCGTTTCGTCGTAGCGACAGATGCCGCAAATAGCATCACTGGTATTGCAGATGTTTCGTATCAATACCGCAAAGTCTTTACACCAACTCTAACTGCAAACACTGTCATCTTGAACTTGTCTGGAGCAGAACAATTTATTGGTTCTGCTGGCGTGCAAGGATCATTACAGAAAACTCTAGATTGGTTCATTGAAGTCACAAATCCAGTCAATTCAACGTTTGGTAAGGGCGCAGTCGTACCGGTTGGCGATACACCTACTACTATCACATTGACTGGCACCCAGACTGCAAATATCACAATTGCAGGTGGTGGAAACTCAACAATTGCGGTTGTCGCAATCGTAAACGTAACAAATGGTGGTAGAAAAACAAAAACAAAAGTTCTTGCAAACACAACAACGCTACCAACATCATCGGGACAACTTGCATATGACCAGTCTGGTGTTGTCGTGCCAGGTGTCAATGTGTACTCATCAGTTGGTCAAGTTGATTTTGCAAACAACAGCGTTCTACCAAAGACACCTGATACTGATCTATCATTGTACATCCCAGACGTTATTTCTTTGGTAAAAGTTGTTCAATCTGCAAATTCATCTACGCCGGTTGCCCTCGCGGACGTTTCTGATCCAACGAAGGATATAACAACATACTATACTCTAGACACTGGTCAAAAAGATGGCTACTATGGTATGGCGAAGATTCGCCTAAAGTCTGGATCACCACCACCAACTGGACAAATTCGTGTCTTTGTGAACTACTATGATCACGACCAGAACCAAGGATACTTCTCTGTCGATAGTTATCCAAATGCAAACAACCAGACTGGTTATGCAGATATTCCACAATACACATCACCATCAGGCAGAGTCTTTTCGCTTCGTGATTGCATCGATTTCAGACCAAGGAAAACAATTGGTTTTGCAAATACGTTTACATCACCAACATACATCGCAGCCTCAGAGACTAACTTTACTCTAGACTTTGCATACTATCTTGCAAGAATCGATAACGTTGTTTTAACCAGAGACAAGCAATTTGACATTGTTCAGGGCATTGATGCGTTAATTCCATCAGCACCAAAACAACGTGACGATGCAATGTTGTTGAATGTTCTTTCATTGCCACCTTACATCTCTGATGCTGCAAACAGCATTTCGATCAAGAATATCGAAAACAAGCGTTACACAATGAGAGATATCGGTTCTCTAGAGCAAAGAATTCAAGACTTAGAATACTATACGTCTCTATCGTTGCTAGAACAAGCAACACTAACAAAGACAGACGACACCATCCTAGATGACGCCGGACTAGAAAGAACAAAGAACGGTTTTATCGTAGATTCATTTGCAGACTTCTCAGCCGCAGATCACGATTCTATTGATTTTAGAGCATCTATTGATACATTCAATAGAAGAATGAAGCCAAGCTTCATTTCAGACAACTATGATGTGTTCTTCTATGCAAACGGATCAATTGCTGGTACATACAGCACACGCGGTTCTTTTGTCATGCTACCATATGATGATAACACATCATTAGTTTACCAAAACCTAGCAAGCAAGATTGAAAATCTAAATCCGTTCAATGTAACAAAATGGGCTGGTTCGGTTGGTCTTGCACCGCCAAATGATACTTGGATTGACCAACACGTAACTCAGATTGTTACAAATCCAAACGCACAGCTTCCATTGTCAACAACACAAACACTATGGGAAAACTGGACCTCATTGTACCATGGATATACATGGAGTGCATATTTCCCAGATGCAAAAAGAGCCGCAGTTGCATATGGAGCCTCGTCGATTGGTGTAAATCCAGACGTTGCAGATAGAATTGGCTTCCCTGTTAATGGTTTCGGTGGTTTGGGTAACGATCCGAACGTTTTTGAATTCTCTATTGGTTACACAACAACAGCAATCAGAACAATTCAATACGAAGAAGTAAGGACTGCTCTTGGCACTAGAATCCTGAATACAACTATTATTCCATTTATTCGTTCTAGAGCAGTTAATTTCTCGTCTAAGAATGTTCGACCAAGCACAGCATATTATCCATTCTTTGATGGTGTGCCAGTTCTTGACTATGTAAAGAGAGCAAACGTAATCAGATTGGTTAAGACACCAGTTTCTTCTGGTCAGTTTACAGAGGAAGTTCAGGATACATATGGCTCTCCCGACATGTTGTTTCACTTTGATAACTTCCCACCAGCGAGCGCAACACAGAAAGGACTTAGTTGCCTATTGACATATGCAGCAAATATTGGTCTAACTGTACCTGTGATAACAACTCAAGGTGTTTCCGATGGTGCAAAGGCTTCAGCAGTTGTTTATGGTGATGCTGAGATTGCAAACACGACAACAAATGCGATCTACGGTGTTTCGCACCTAGGAAATGGTTTGATTTCTGGTGTATGGTTCCAGATTAGCCAGTATGAACATTATTCTGGCAACGTAGTCAGTGCTACATCTTCGACTGTCAGAATTTCAACAAACGCTCATGCTAATGCATATTTCTTTTCACCATCTATTGGCACAAAGAAATGGTCTGACCTAGCTGCATTCTCATCAGCACAGTGGGCGGCTCTTGGAGATGATGGAGTTGTCAGGATCGTTGGTGGAACAGGAGCGGGCCAGTCTAGACAAATTCTAAGTTATGCCCTAGCTACAAACACACTTTCTGTCAATACTGCATGGACAACTACTCCAGATTCGACTTCGGTCTACTCTATTGGTCTTCCACGTTCCGTAGAAACAGGACATATTGGTGGTGTCTTTAATATTCCAAACACATCTATCATGCAATTTAGAACTGGTGATAGAGTGTTTAGACTGACAGATTCACCAACAAACAATGATAACCTAGCAACATCTATTGCAATAGGAAAATACTCTGCATCTGGCTCACTGCAGGAAGTTCAACAAGATGTTCTAGTGACCAGAAGGGTTAAATCTATAACAGATACTACAACACAAGGCGGTATTGTTGCCATTGCAAACGAAGACTTGGTTGCATTGACAGACCCATTGGCGCAGAGTTTCATCGTTGATGCAAGAACATATCCAAATGGTGTGTTCTTGAGCAAGCTTCGTTTCTGTTTTGCATCAAAAGATTTCTTCTTGCCAGTCACACTACAAGTAAGAACAATGGTCAATGGATTCCCAAATTCTAAGGAAGTCATCGACCAAGTTTCATTGAATCCTCAATACGTAAAAACAACATCGCTGCCGAATTTGAATGATGCAAACAAATACACTGAATTCAAATTCGTGAATCCGATCTTCCTAGCAGCAGGGCAGGAATATGCGTTTGTTTTGTTGTCTGACAGCAATCAATACAACATCTATGTTTCTGAAGTTGGTGGCATTGATATTGCATCTGGCGCACAGATCACAAAACAGCCAACATTAGGTTCATTGTTCAAATCTCAAAATTCATCTACTTGGACACCTGTTCAGGAAGAAGACTTGATGTTTGCAATCAATATTTGCAAATTCGACACAACAAAAACAGCAAACGTCAACTTCAGAATTTCACCATTGGCTGCAAATGCAAACGTAGACGTATTCTATTTCTCGTCTGTTTCTCTATCACCGCCAACTACTGATATTGATTTCAAGTTCACATCAGAGTTGATTTCCGGTGGATTGACTGGAAACAAAGCATTCATTCCAAATATAACAACATATTTCGACGATGCTCTAGGTCGTAGAGTCTTCAAGGCTAACAGCAATACATCATTTACTGTTACAGCAGACATGACAAGCACAAACCAATGGGTTAGCCCTGCAATAGATATTTCTTCTGGTTTGTCTGTCTTCGGGATTCAGTACCAGATAAACAATGGCGAGTTGTCGAACAACAACATTGTTATCACAAATCAAGGGACTGGATATCTGATTACAGATAACTCAAACGTTCAGATCACAATCTCTGGCGGTGGTGGTTCTGGTGCGACAGCAAAGGTTAATGCAATCTCTAATGGCGCAATCACAAGTATTGTCTTGACAAATCCTGGTTCTGGATATTATACAACACCATCTTTGGCTATTAACTTCATTGGTAACACAACAATGAGAGCCGCAAACACAAACGTAGCTGCAACTATCTTGGGAGAAACATCAACAAGAGGCGGCAATGCACAAGCAAGATATGTCATGAAAAAAGTAAAACTTGCTGATGGATTTGATTCGTCTGACCTGCGTGTCTACCTAACTGCATACAAGCCACAAGGTTCGCAAATCTATGTCTATTACAAAGTCCTATCTGCGGAGGACCCAGATGTGTTTGATAACAAGCCATGGACACAAATGACACAACTAGGAAATACTCTAGTTACATCTCCTGCAAAGGATAACATCATTGAGTTCACGTATGCACCTGGAACAAATGGCGATCCATCAAAGGAAATTATCTACAATGGTTACAACACATTCAGATATTTCGCAATCAAGGTCGTTTCATTTGCCACGAACTTGACAGATGTTCCTGAGTTTAGAAATATTCGAGTAATCGCACTTCCATCTGGTAAGGTAATCTAACATATGTCAAAAAATAATATCGCAAAGATAACGGACGCGCCTGACTACGGTCGTGACATGGAGAGTGGCGCTGTTATACTTACAAACAAGAAGCCGTTGGATAAATACATGCTAGAAAAACAAAGGCGTCTTGATGACAAAAGAAAAATCAGTTCACTAGAATCTGAGGTAGAATCTCTACGAAAAGAAATTGAGGACATTTCTGTTCTAGTTTACGACCTGAAAAAATACTGCGAAGACCATAACAAAGATTTCATTAAATGATTCCACAGCTAACCACAGCTAATACCTTCGGGGAATGGCAAAACGACACCCAACAATTGATTGTTTTGATGAATCAATTGACAGATGGTGCTCAATTCAATGCAAATACATTGCTTGTTCTAACCAAACTTCAGGTCGCAAACCTGATTGTTTCTGGTGCAATCATCAATGGTCTGAACACATCTTCCGTCGCTGAAGGAAGCAATCTCTATTTCACAGCCGCTAGGGTTCGTGCGAATGTATCCAATACGGGTCCAGTAACTTACGATGCCACAAACGGTATTTTTGGTTTTGCAAACAGTGGTGCAACTGCTGGATCATATGGCGATGTAACACACCTTCCAGCCATAACAGTAGATAGATATGGTAGAATCACCTCTGTAGCAAACACAACAGTAAAACAACCAGTCCTAAAAAACAACACATTAATTTCAACTCGCGCCGGACTGAACTTCCAACCCGGTGCAAACATCGTAGTTACAATTTTCGATGATGCTGCAAACGACCAAGCTAATATTGTCCTAGACGGTGTTTGGGGTGGTGGACCTAACCCTCTTGGATTTACTAACTTCCTGATCAATTCTGTCTCTGTCGCAGCAAACACAAACGTAGTCAATTTCCTAGCTGGTCCGGGAGTTAACATTACCGGTGCATACAAAGCTGCCGGTGCTGGTGAGACTGATTTGTTCTTCTATTCGAACAATGCATACGATACCGCAAATGCAGCCTTCCTAGAAGCAAACAGCGCAGCACTAGCGGCTAACACGGTTGCAACTGCGGCTAAGATCAGGGCTAATGTTTCGAATTCAGCACCGATCACATACGATGCAACAAACGGTATCTTTGGACTTGCTTCGTCTGGTGTTACTGCAACATCATATGGCAACACCTCGTATGTTGCATCGTTCACGGTAGACGCAACTGGTAGAATAACATCTGCATCTAACGTAGCAGTAAACTACACTGGCGCAAGAGCCGTTCTATCTGCGACTGCACCGGTTGTTTACGATACATCAAATGGAATCTTCTCGCTTGCTGCTTCAGGTGTCTCAGCTACAACATACGGCGATTCTACCCACGTTGCTTCATTTACTGTAGATGCAACTGGTAGAATAACAGCAGCGTCAAACGTTTCAGTCAACTACAACGGCGCAAGGTCTGTTTTATCAAATACAGCACCGGTTAATTATGACACGACAAATGGAATATTCAGTCATGCAGCCAGCGGCGTCACCGCAAAAGGATATGGAGATTCTGTCGATATTCCAGTTATCGTTGTCGATGCATTCGGTCATTTGACGGCAGTAACAAACACCGCAATTCGTTCTGCAAGCACATCACAAACTGGTATTGTACAGCTAAATGACAGCGTAACAAGCAATTCGGTTACATTGGCTGCAACTGCAAATGCGGTGCTTACCGTAAACAATAGCATCACCGCGGTGAAAGCTGGATTAGGTACTATGGCTAGCCAGAGTTCCGCATCAGTTTCAATTACTGGCGGTTCAATAACATCAACTTCTGTTTCTGCAACAAGAGTTTCTGAAACACTGAATCCAACATACAGTCCGGGAGCAAGTGCTGGTGTGTCAGTTGATTGGGGAAATGGTGGTTCGACAATAGTAACTAATGGAACAAACGCAATTACATTCATTAATATTCCAGCCGGAGTTGCTGGTCACATTGTCAAGATAGATAACTTCAATAATGTAACGTGGCCTGCTGCTGTTGACTTTGGTGTTGGTGGAAAGCCGTCAATTGCTGGTGCTGCATATGTCACATTAACAACAATCAACAGCGGTACTGCAATCGCAGCCTCAATTCTATGGCGTGCTGTCTAATAAATCTAATGAAAAAACTTAGAAATTGTGTCTTCAAATTTAAGTCAAAAATGGGTGGTTGGTTAGCTCATAGAGGTGGTGGTGGTCGCCGTTCGATTTCCCTTGTAATTTCAGCCGATCAAACGTCACAATATAACATCTCTACTGCGGCAGGCTCACCAACAAGTGTTTGTGATATATTACTAACAATAAACAGCGCCGTTGTATTAAAGGCTGGTTTGGTAACTGGAATAATTCCGGCTGGCTCCACATTGAAAATAATAAACAATGGAAGTATTATTGGTATAGGTGGTGCCGGAGGTAGTGGTGGTTCTGTTACGTCTTTAGCTGCTCTTGATGGATCGCCCGGCGGCGCGGGTGGAGATGCGATTTCTCTAGCAATAAATGTGACAATCGATAATACTAATGGTAGTATATTTGGCGGTGGAGGCGGTGGAGGCGGTGGAGGTGCAGCAGCTTCAACAAACCCACCCCTAGACAATGCTTCGGCCGGAGGGTGCGGCGCCGGCGGTGGTGCTGGTTGGAATAATGCTTCGGGTGGTAATGGTGGTTCGGGTAGGTTTTCTGATGGTGGTGGCACTTTTACTTCCGCACCAGGAACATCTGGAAGTTCTGGTGGAGCGGGTACTGGTGGTTCGGGCGGAAATTTCGATACTTATTTTGATACTGGCGGTAATGGTGGTAATGGTGGCGATTTTGGCGTTGCTGGTGGTACAGGCGGAGATGGTGTTCCAAATACGTCTGCACACCCAAATACTGTTGCTGGTCTTGGTGGTATTGGTGGTCCCGCTGGGTTTGCTGTCCGACTAGCTGGTCACACCTGTACATTCTTGGGTGGTAATAATGGCACACAGGTAAAAGGGCTGGTAGCCTAAATAGAGTGTATATATGTCAACATTTATTGAATACACAGTAGAACAAAATGCCACCTTCAAGACGCAATTGCAACTGAAGGATGATACTGGTGTTGGTTTGAATTTGGTTTCATACGTAGTTTCATCTCAGGTTAGAAGGTCTTATTCTTCTATGAATGTAGCTACAAATATTGTCTGTACTATGATTGATGCCCCAAATGGTGTAGTTCAACTGTCAATATCATATGCAAATACAGCAAACATAAAAGCTGGGCGATATGTCTATGATGTTGTAGCACTAAACAATTCAACAAGCGAAGAACTAAGATTAATAGAAGGTATTATGACAATCACGCCAGCCGTCACACGACCATAAAAGAAAGAAAAAGAAGGGTATATGGCACAAAATGCAAACCACAGTACAAAGTATTTGGGATATCACATCGAGAGCAGACAGCATCTCTACGTTGATAACAGGAATCTTGGTTGTTTTATTCGTAGCTGGTAAGCTAGGCCTTGACTGGTGGAATAAAAAGCAAGCACAGAAAAAACAACAACAAGAACAAATCGCACCAACATATCACTCAGACGAAGAACTAGATTCGATAGAATTAATCACTGGTACATACATAGAAATCATAAAGAAACTAAGAACAGAGGTTGATAAATTAAAGGAAGATGTTGCAATCCTAGAGACATTAAGGAAAGACAACGAGAAATTAGAACAAGAAGTACAGCACTTGAGAGACCAAAACAAGATATTGATAGAAGCTAAGACAAGATTGGAAACAAAGATCAAGAATCTATCAGTAAAAGTAAAGAAGTTAGAAGCAACAAAAAAACAAAAAACGAAGAACAGGAGTAAATAAGAATGGCTCTAAATGCCCCAAACGAAGGCGAAGCAAGGATGCTCAAGTACATTGTGAACAATGCAACACCTGAGGACCTCTACTTAGTCCTTTTTGGCAACAACATGACACCAGCCGAGAATGATAACGTTACGTTCTATACTGAAGTCTCTGGTGGTGGATATGCAAACATCTCACTTGCTGGTGCAAACTGGACTGTGACTGCTGGTAACAACTCGTTTGCTACATATGCAGCCCAGACATTTAACTTCACAGGTGCGACAACTCCAAACACTGTCTATGGATACATGCTCAAGGGAAAAACCTCTAACACAGTAATGTGGTCAGAGAGATTTACCGATGGTCCATATCCAATCAACAATAACGGAGATGCAATCACAGTCACACCACGTCTTGAACTAGAAGGCTAATCTATTATGAGGCAGTACATTGATAAACTTTGCGCTTTGCATGGGTATCTAACACAAGCAAGCGCAGAGGTTGGTGTAACACCGGGCGCCGGCGTCAACGTTGCAACAATGCAGGTTGTTTCTGGCGCAAATACAGTGCAATATCAAGTTGTCATGGTTGCAGACGAATCTGGACACGTTCAAGATTCCCTTCCGACATACTACTATGTCACGCCATCAATTGGAACTGGTGCAAATAAGGTGTGGTTAGATATGTTCAATGCGACTGGTTCAGGTAAGACTATGGATATTCGTGGCTTGTGGATATCACCTAACGCAACCGTCGCTGTCACAGGAACACTTGGTATTCGCCTTGACTTGTTTAGAAGTAATACTGTCGGAACTGGCGGAACGGCTGCAACCTTCGATGCTGCTGCGGCAGAACAAGCCGGCGGCAACATTTGGAGAGCGGACGTTAACGATGCAGCAATACCAGCCCAAGTCACAGCTAGAGTTGCACCAACAGGAGGAGCTACGGCAAATTGTTGGTTGTTTTCTATGCAGTATTTTCCAGAAGAAACAAACGCCGCAATTACCTTAACTCCGGGCATTAACTGGATTCCAACATTAAACTTTGGTAAGAGGATTGTTCTTAGGGAAGGTTTTGGTCTCAAGATCGTTCAAGGTGCAGTTGCTTCAGTTGGTAATGCTTCTATATTGATAGCTTTTTCACTTCAATAATTTTCATTTAGGAGGTATCTGCTATGCTACTTCTTTTGCTAAGAAATAGCAATAGTGCTACCTCCCACGCCTATGTTCCAACCGGTCAGTTAATTACGGTCTCTGGAACCGCTGTTGCTTCAACAAAATTTGTCTATTCTCCATCAGGCACTATTAAAGTGTCTGGAACCGATGTTGTCTCAAAGAAACTAAAATACGTTCCAACTGGTCAGAGATTAAATCTAGCTGGCACTGGCAACTTCAACAAGAAGTTTGTATGGTCTCCATCTGGTCAAATCCTAAAGATTTCTGGTGTTGCAGCAGACAAGAAGACATTCAAGTGGACTTCTGCGGGATCAACAATACTAATATCCGGCTCTGCAACAACTTCATTACATCTAGGATCAATTCATTACACATACACACCAACCGGCCAAATAATCAAGGTCTTTGGTGTCGATACAGTCTCCAAGAAACTAAGATACGTTCCAAGCGGTCAACTGGTTAGAGTAGCTGGAACCGATCTAGCGACCAAGAAACTATCATACAGTCCAACTGGTGTCATAAGGATTGCCGGCACTGTTTCTGGTGTTATCAAGTTGAAGTATGTCCCAAGTGGCCAACTAATCAAGGTTTCTGGAACTGATTTAGTAACCAAGAAACTGTCATATGCTGCAACTGGTCTAATCAAAGTTTCTGGCACTGTTATTGCAGGAAACAAATTTGCATACAGTCCGACAGGTTTGATCAAGGTTGCAGGTGTAGCAACAACCGCAAAGACAACACAATTCCTATATCACCCAGCCGGAGTTATTTCTGTAGCTGGCACCTCTAGAATCACGAAGAAACTTGTTTATGCATTCCAAAGTGGTTTGTTGAGAATCGCAGCCTCATCAGTTTCATATTCATTCAAGAAATCAGTCAAACCTACTGGTCAGCTACTAAAAGTAGCCGGTACTGCGACAACGCGCAAAGCCGCTGCACGAACCTATAGTCCAGTAGGAACTATCAGAATCTCCGGAAATGTCAACACAGCCACTATCAAGCTGAAATACCAAGCAAGTGGTACAATTTCGGTAGCCGGTGCTGCGGCTCATCATCTAAAAATAATTAGCACCGTTAAAAGCGGCTTACTCAGACTTTCTGGAACTGGCTCATACAGGAAAACCTTTGCATATCAACCACTTGGACACGCTTTTAGTTTAAGCGGCGGATTGCTGAATAAGAAGATATCTTTAGTTTGGCAGGCTTCTGGCGCCGTGATTCTGTCTGGGCAAAGTACCATTTCGAAGAAAATCACGTTCAAATCAGACGGTTTGTTGATCAATCTTTCGAACTCAATAAAAAACTATGGCTCATTCATCGGCAGTAAGCATAGTTACGTAGCCTCAGGTGGTTTGTTTGTCTATGACGATGCTAAGAATGATGAAGGTTGGCATGGTTCGCCATTGATGTATTCCGTGTTCTATAAGCGTGGATCATATGGTTATACGACAAAAACTAGCTCTCGTTCTGATAAATTTACAGGTAACAATGAAGTTCATTTGGTTGGTTCATCCAATGAAAACAGGGTTCATAACACGGGTACTGTGTCTAGCAGTATTCGACGTGATACCGTTATCATAAGAAAACGATAAATAGGTAAAATACACAGGAGAGAAAATAGATGGCGTTTCCAACAACCAGAGACCAATTTACCGATCGTTGCTTAAGAGCCCTTGGTGCGCCTGTCATTGAGATTAACGTAGATGAAGATCAGGTAGCAGACAGAATTGACGATGCATTGAACAAATATTGGGACTATCACCATGACGGTATCGAGCATATGTACCTAAAATACCAAATAACGGCTGGTGACGTTGCCAACACATATATTCCAATTCCAGATAACGTCCGTGGTGTAACGCGCATTCTTCCATTAGTCGGTGGTGGTCTGACTTCCGGTGCTATCAATATGTTTGATGTTAGATATCAGTACATGCTGAATAATCTACCAAACTTTACTTCACTATCGTATGTTGATTTTGAAATCACGATGATGCACATCGAAATGTTGAACATGTTTTTCAACGGACTTCCCGGAATTCGCTTTAACGTAAAGACAAATAGACTATGGCTTGATATTGATTGGAAAGTGGATACACTTCCGGGACAGTGGGTTATCATTGAGGCTTCCACAATTGTTGATCCAGATGCATATCCAAAGACATGGAGTGATGATTGGTTGTTTAGATATTCTACATGTCTGATCAAACGCCAGTGGGGTGCGAATTTAAAAAAATTCAATGCAGTTCAATTACCCGGTGGAATCATGCTAGATGGTCAGACGATCTACAATGAAGCTGAGGCTGATAGAGTTGCACTAGAATTAGAACTTCGTGATGTTCATGAGGAACCACCAGCCTTCATAATGGGCTAAAGAAAAATGTCATCGACATATATCAATTCTCAAGCATTACTAGGTGTCTCAGGTGAACAATATATAATTGAAGACCTGATGAATGAGGTCATTCATAATTTTGGCATCGATGCATATTTGATCCCAAGAGATGAAAATACTCCATTTGATATGGTCTATGGTGAGGACCCACTAAAGACATTCAAGAAAAATTTCGGCATTGAAGTCTACATCAACAACCCGACTCAATGGGATGGTGTTGGTGATTTCTTTTCTAAGTTTGGTCTTGAATTTAGGGATGATAGTAATATCATTGTAACTCGAAGAATGTTCATGAGAAGGGTGCCCACGATTTACAACCAACAAGGTGGCGGACCAAGAGAAGGCGATCTAATTTGGATTCCACTGACAAATGCACTTGTTGAAATCAAGAACACAAACGAAGAAAAAAGCTTCTACATGCTAGGTAGAAAAGTCCCATATTTCTATGAAATGAGATGTGAACGCTTCCGTTACTCGAACGAGAAATTTACTACTGGATTGGATGACGTGGACAGCCAACTTATCGATCATGGATATTTGATTCAATTCAATCTGTCCACAACGGGGAATGGATTCTATACAAAGTACGAGACTGTCTATCAGTCACCAACACCATTGCCACTAGACCAGATCGCACTTGTAAACGCAACTGCTGTCGTAGAAGAATATGATTCATCTAGAGCAATCTTGAACGTTGCTCACACGAAAGGCGTCTTTACTGCAAACATCCCAATTTGGGGTGCAAACAGCAATGCTTCTTATGTCTTGATTAGCTACGATGATATGATGGATGTTCGTGAGGATACAATCATTGATAACAGACGTTTGGAAATCGAAGGTAATAACATCATCGACTTCACAGTTCAAAACCCATTCGGAACACCATAAAATATGAGTAAGGTGAAGACATTTAAAGAATTGATGGTAGATTTGAGAAGGGGATACGATCCAGCCAGAGGTTGGGCCGAGGTTCACTTAAAAGGCGTCTATCGAATTCCATTAAAACATATCAGGTCGACAGCAAATCCTCAATTTTATGGAAATGTCAAGAAATATGCAAGATGGCTCAAAAAAGGAAGAGCCAAAACAGTACCACCTATCGTAGTTTATCGTGGAGAGAGCAACAAGCATTTTTACGTCTATGATGGACTCCATAGATTAAAAGCACATAGATTAGTAAAAAGAAAATCAATTAAGGCAAAGGTAGACGCATTCTAAAATGCTTCAGGGACATTTTTATCACAAGACACTTAGGAAGATCGTTGCTGCATTCGGCACGATGTTCAATTCCATCATATTGGTAAAGTATGATGCGAACATGGTTGAGCAAGAACGCCTAAAAGTCCCATTGACATATGCACAGAAAGAAAAGTTCATCTATGCATTGATTACAGAGAATGTTCCAAAGAAGATAACACAGATCGAACTCCCAAGAATGTCCTTTGAAATGACAGGTCTTGCATATGACGCACAGAGAAAACTGCCGTCATTGAACAGAAACTTCAATAGAAACACATCCAACAATTCATTGCTAGTCCAGAATTACACGCCAGTTCCATATGATTTCTCATTTGAATTGAACATTTATACTCGAAACATTGAAGACATGAGCCAGATCATCGAGCAGATTGTTCCGTATTTCACACCAGATTATACTGTAACAATTTCATTAGTGAATGAAAATGGGGTTGCAATCAACAGGGACATTCCAATAACGCTCCAAGGAATCATTCCACAGGTTGAATTTGACTCGGATGGTATAACTCCTAGAGTCGTGATATATACAATGTCATTCACGATGAAAGCCTATCTATTTGGACCATTAACGAACTCTGCAATCATCAGAAAAGCCTTTGCTTCGATCTATGACACACTAGCTGAAGATACAGAGGAAACAATCGTTATGCAAGCTGGCGGAATTGGAAACTATAGATTTGAAGAAGAAGTCTATGCAGGTAACAACTGGATCAATGCAGATTGGACCGGTCGTGTTATCAATTGGGATTTGTCTAGAAGAACACTGTATATCTATCAAGTTCAAGGAAAGAACCTGCCCACAAACGGAGACATTGTGACTGGATTTGAATCTGGTGCTCGTTGGAATATAGCAACTGCATCTCGTTCGTTCTTGAAACACGCACAGATCGTCGCAGAACCATTCCCAACGACAGCAAACGTTGGAGATGCAAATGTCATCTTTACTGCTAATACAACAGAATTCCCTAACACCGCACCTGGACCTTAATGCATATGCCTAAGATTCCATTCAAACAACTGAAGGTGCTGTTAACAAAGGGGAAAACCGCAGCAAAGAAAGCCGTGAAAGTTAAGAAAAAATTTGTAGGCATTGATGCTGAATCTAGAAAATATCTAAATGCAGTTTCTCCATATTGGCAACGATTGGGTCAAACATACGGCGTAGCTATAGAGCATAAGCTACCGGAGAAGAATGTAAATATAAAAGCTGAGATAGAAAAAATGATTGATCATTTCAACAAAGATTATAATTGCCGCTTGGAGTTAATAAACACAGGCCATTGTGCTGAATTTGCAGATGAATTAATAGAAAAAACTGGAGGCCTTGTTGTCGGAAATGATCATCCACACTTGCTGAAGCGAAGAAAATTACCTGGCGGTGGTATGGCGTGGAGCCAACCAGATATGCCAGGTCATGTATGGATTTTCTGGAAGGGGAAACATTATGATGCCATGACGCGCGATGGTGTTAAAGACTGGCGCGATTTGGATATTTTTAAATCACAAGGTGTATTTGAGCCAGAAAAGAAAAAAATTAATCCTTATACAGGACTAGAGGAAGATTATGAAACAATCTGAGATTATCAACATCAAAATTGCAGAAACGCTTGGTATCGAACCAACAAAGACGACAACTGATCTACCAGCAAAGGTTGATGTAGAACCATTGCCAGTTCCAGCAGAGAAAACAAAATTAGAAATCCTTCGAGACAAACCATTAGAAGAAGTCATCATAGATGAAGACTTTAATGATGCGCGAGATAATCTGAAGGATATCATCGAAAAGACAAACGATGCAATAACAAAACTCTCAATGATTGCAGAGGAATCGGAATCACCAAGAGCCTTCGAGGTCTTGGAAAAACTTCTTCGCCAAGCCACGGACGCAAACGATAAACTATTGAATCTATCAAAGCAAAGAAAAGAATTAACAAAAGGTTTGCCGATTCAACAGAAACCGCGTGGACATGAAGACTCAAACCAGCCTCCTGTCGTTCACCAAAACATTGAGAATGCAGTCTTCGTCGGTAACAGCACCGACCTAGACAAGATGTTATCAGAGAGAAGAAATAAACAAAAGGAACAGAATGTTCAATTACCAACCGGTACCGTACAGGATCAAGAGTAGTCATAAAGGCAAGCTACCAGTCGGGTTCAAAAACAATCCAAAGCTGTTACCAGCAAACGTAACAATCGAGTGGGACATAGAACAATTAGATGAATATGAAAAGTGTTCACAAGACCCACTTTACTTCATTGATACCTACTGCCAGATCAGAACCCTAGACAAAGGTCTTCAGCCTTTTAGATTGTATCCAAGACAAAAGGAAATGATAACGCTTTTCCATGAGGAAAGGTTTATCATAGTAAGAGCCGCACGTCAGGTCGGAAAATCAGAATCAGCCGCAGCTTACATGCTCTGGTATGCACTATTCAATCCACAGAAGTTCGTCGCAATCCTAGCAAACAAAGAAAAAACCGCGAAGGAAATCCTGCTAAAAGCAAAGAGAGCATTCATGGAATTGCCATTTTGGCTTCAGAAGGGCGTAACCTCTTGGAACCAAAACGACATTGAATTTGAAAATGGTTCTCGTCTTATGGCAGCCTCTACTGCATCGGACGCAATTCGTGGATACACGATTAACCTTCTGTTTCTTGACGAATTCGCGCACGTTGAGACAAACCAAGCAGAAGAATTCTTCCAAGCTGTTTTCCCGACAATTTCATCTGGAGAAACCTCCAAGATCATAATCGTATCGACACCAAAAGGTTACAACCTGTTTTGGAAGCTTTGGGACGAATCCTGCAAGATCATCAAAGAAACAGGCAAATCAAAGAACGGTTTCAAGAACTTCTTCTTCCACTATGCAGAAGTTCCTGGTAGGGATGAAGCGTGGGTTCAGGCTCAGCTTCATGCACTAGGTCCAGTTGGTTTCAGAAGTGAGGTCCTTTGTGACTTCATGGGTTCTAGCATGACGTTGATTTCGCCGGATGCAATGAACAGAATGACACCGGACGATCCAATCAACACAGAAGGTCGCTCTGACGATGTTGGGGCTGTTCACCATGGTTTGGATATCTACAAACTGCCAGAACCAGATCATTCCTATGTCATTGTCGTTGATACATCTAGAGGGCACCATTTGGACTATTCTGCATTTGTTGTCTTTGATATCACACAGATGCCATATAGAATAGTGGCTAAATATAGAAGAAACGACATATCGACATTGGTTTATCCAACAATCATTTCTGACGTTGGTAAGAGATACAACGATGCATATGCACTGGTCGAAATCAACGATGCAGGACAACAGGTTGCAGACTTAATGGTTACAGAGTGTGAGTACGAAAATATGTTCTATACATCAAAGAGCCGTTCACCTGCAAATCAGCCAGAATTCATCGGCAATCCAAAGACAATTTCATTCCCGGGTATCAGAACAACGAAACCCGTAAAGAGAATCGGATGTAATGCATTTAAGACATTGGTAGAATTAGATCACCTGATCATAAATGACTATCACCTGATCTTTGAAATTTCAACTTTTGTTATGACAAAAGATTCATTCGAAGCGGAAGAAGGCAAGAACGATGACTTGGTTATGTGTTGTGTTTTGTTCTCTTGGTTGACAACCCAGAACTTCTTCAAGGACCTGACTAACATTGATGTTAGGAAGAAAGTCTTGGAGAATTTTAGGCAAGAACGCGATGAAATGATGTTGCCAATCGTCGTCATAAACATGGACGATACTGAAACCGGCACTGATCCGAGGGAGAAAAACACTCCATTGGTCGTGAAGGAAGACGGTGATTTGTGGTTTAGAGGGAATGCAACGATGGATAATGTCTATGACTATCTTGGCATACCAAAATCCCCAAAGTTCTAAATAGTTGAAGATGAAAATAGCAGCAAAATAATATAGAAAAAAGAACAAGGAGATACACTAATGAGCTTCCAGTTAAGTCCCGGCGTAGCGGTCTCAGAAATTGACCTAACAACTATCGTACCAAGCGTTGCCTCAACGGGTGGTGCATATGCAGGATTTTTTGCATGGGGTCCTATTGGATTGCCAGTATTGATCCCAAATCAAGATCAACTAGTAACCATTTTCGGAAAACCCGACAACAACACATTTACACACTTCTTCACCTGCTCAAACTTCCTAGATTACGGTTCAAACCTAAAGGTTGTTCGTGCTAGTGCAGCAAACAGCAAAAACTCTACTGCAAACGGCAATGGTCTTCTGATCAAAAACCGTGACGATTACGATGCAAACTATTCTTCTGGCGGAAATGCAGAAGGACCTTGGGCTGCTCGTTATGCTGGTGCACTTGGAAACAGCCTTAAAGTGTCTGTTTGCCCATCTGCAAACGCATTCTCGTCAAACCTAACTTCCCAATTTGCAGTTACCGCAAACGTTTCAAATAACAGCACAATCGTAACCTTCTCTGGTCCAATCGCAAACAGCGTTGTCGTTGGCGATTATGTCAAGATCGGTTCAAACCCATACATCAAAGTTGCAACAGTCGGTGCAAACCTAGTTTCACTTGTTTCTGCACCAACAGTAAATGCAAACGTAGCAGTCGCACTTCGTAAATGGGAGTTCGCAGACAAGTTCATCGGTGCACCTGGCACATCAAGTCAAATTGGTGCAGAAAATGGTGTCAATGATGAATTGCACGCCGTTGTCGTGGACGAAGATGGAAAATTCACTGGTGTTCCTGGCACATTGCTAGAGAAATACCAATTCCTATCCAAGGCTACCGACGCAAAGACAGACGATGGCAGCAGCAACTACTATGTAAATTGGGTCAACAATAACTCTGCATTCGTCTGGTGGCTTGCATTCCCAGCCCTTGCAGTCAATTGGGGAACTGCTGGTCTCAATACAACATACACAGATATCTACAAGCCACAGACATTCTCCCTTAACGGTGGTGTCGATGCAGCACCAACAGATGCAGATATCATCAATGGTTATGACTTGTTTGCAGACCCAGACAGCATCGATGTTTCATTGATCCTTGGTGGTCCATGCAGCAGCACTGTCGCGGCTCACATTATTCAAGACGTTGCAGAACTAAGAAAAGATGCGGTCGCATTCATTTCACCACTTCGCCAGAACGTTGTTCAAAACTCTGGAAACGAACTAAGTGACGTTACTGCGCTTCGCGATGTTTTGCCATCTTCTAGCTATGCATTCATGGATAACAACTGGAAATACCAGTTCGACAAGTACAATGACGTATACCGTTGGGTTCCATTGAACGGAGACATTGCTGGACTGTGCGTAAGAACAGATAACGACAGAGACCCATGGTGGTCACCTGGCGGATTCAACCGTGGTCAGATCAAGAACGTTGTCAAGCTTGCTTGGAACGCATCTAGAGCCGACAGGGATGAGCTATACAAAGCATCCGTCAACCCAGTTGTATCGTTCCCAGGCGAAGGAACTGTTCTATTTGGAGACAAGACACTTCTTGCAAAACCATCTGCATTCGATAGAATTAACGTTCGTCGTTTGTTCATCATCCTAGAGAAGTCAATCTCGATTGCAGCTAAGTTTAGCTTGTTCGAGTTTAACGACAGCTTCACAAGAGCCCAATTCGTAGCATTGGTTGAACCATTCCTACGTTTGGTCCAAGGACGCCGTGGTATTATTGACTTCAAAGTAGTTTGTGACGAAACAAACAACCCAGGCGAAATCATCGATAGAAACGAATTCGTTGGAGATATCTACATCAAGGCTGCTAGAAGCATCAACTTCATCCAGCTTAACTTCGTTGCTACAAGAAGCGATGTTGCATTCTCTGAAATCGTCGGTAAGTTCTAAAAGAAGCTAGAAATATGTCACATCTATTTCTAACATTGCTTGGAGTCGGCGGATTCATCGTTGCATTTCTTGGTCTTGGATATGCAGTCGTAGCAGGAGCCGATCCAGAAGGGCGTGGCGGAAGCGACGCCCTTCTAGGTCTTCTTGTTGCACTACTTGGCACAACAACATTTTTCACATCGATCGGTTTGTCAATTTGGCAATATTTCCACTAAATATATCATATGAAAACATACAAACAGTTGATTTCGGAGTTGAGCCTAACAACACTGACAAGATATCGCCATGCAGCAAGAAAATCAATCCCTGCTCTTAGGGATGCATCTAAAAAAACTAGCTATATTGATGCAAATATCTTGGATAAGGCTTTTAATAGAGAAGATGGCGTAAGGCTCGCAACCAAGAAAATCAACCGTAAGATGGCTGTACAGAAATTAGCAAAACCATTAGAAAAATAATAGGAGTATAGACAAAAATGCCATTCAATATTTCAGAATTCCGTTCTCAGATGACCCGTGATGGTGCTCGTCCTAACCTCTTTGAGGTTCAGATGAATTTCCCAAATTTCTCTGATCCAACTGCCTCACAGAAGTTGACGTTTATGTGCAAGACCTCACAACTTCCGGGAACCACAGTCAACCCAATTCCAGTCTATTACTTTGGACGTGAAATCAAACTAGCTGGCAATCGTCAGTTTCCTGAATGGACAATTTCAGTTCTGAACGATGAGGATTTCCAAGTCAGAACAGCATTCGAGAAATGGCTGAATGGTATCAACAGCCACCGTGGAAACCTACGTGATGCATCAGCAGGATTTCCAGAAGGATATACACAGGATGCATCAGTTATCCATTATGGAAAAACAGGCGATGTTATCAAGACATACAAGTTTATTGGAATGTTCCCAAATGACGTAAGCCCAATCGATCTAGACTGGTCGCAGAACGATACAATTGAAGAATTTGCAGTCACACTTTCGTACCAGTGGTGGGAAATCGTCGAAGACGGCATTCTTTAATCTTTTGCGTCTGCTACATATAATTGAACGACTGATAATGAGGGTTGTGAAAGACCCTCATTTCATTCATAATAACGTGAGGAAATAGAAAGTTTCATGTCAGAATTCTTAAGGTTGTTAGGTTTTAATTTTGGTCCTAACACGTCTATCACAAAGGAAGTTCCAAAAGAGGAACGTTCTCCAATCACCCCAGTCAATGAAGATGGGGCAGTCACCATTCAGTCTACGCCATACTATGGCACCTACATCGACCTAGAAGGTTCGGTCAGAAACGAAGTAGAGTTAATCACGAAATATCGCTCAATGTCAATTCAACCCGAGTTGGAAAGAGCAATCGATGAAGTCGTAAACGAAGCAATTCAAAAGGACGAAGAAGGTGATATCGTTGAACTTGACCTAGATGACTTGAAGGTCTCTGAGGGAACAAAGGAACGAGTCATTGAAGAATTCGAAGAAGTCCTGAAATTATTGAACTTCAACACAACACCAGATGAAATCTTCAGAAGATGGTACATAGATGGTAGAATTTACTATCACATCATCGTAAACGAAATTGATCCATCAACCGGCATACGAGAACTACGCTATGTCGATCCTCGTAGAATCAGAAAAATCCGTGAGATTCAGAAGAAAAAGGACCCATTGACTGGTGCAGATGTTATTGTCAAGATCAATGAGTATTTTCTATATTCTGAGAAAGTCACGCTCTCACAGACAGTCTCTACAAACCTAGGTCTAAAGATCGCGCCAGATTCAATCATCTATGTCAATTCGTCTTTGATGGATGAGAAGGGTTTGATGGTTCTTTCCTATCTACACAAAGCAATCAAACCCCTAAACAATCTAAGAATGGTAGAAGATGCATTGGTCATCTACCGACTTTCTAGGGCTCCAGAACGTAGAGTGTTTTACATTGACGTTGGTAATATGCCGAAGCAAAAAGCAGACCAATATCTGTATGACATTATGATGAAGTACAGAAACAAATTGGTTTATGATGCCTCGACAGGTGAGGTTCGTGACGATAGAAAACACTTGAATATGATGGAGGACTTCTGGATTCCACGTCGCGGAGAAGGAAAGTCAACAGAAATCTCTACACTTCAATCTGGACAAAACCTGTCTAGAATCGAAGATGCTGAATTCTTCAAGAAGAAGCTATACGAATCGCTTGGAATCCCGGTTGGTCGTCTAAACCTTGATGGAAATGCTCCCTCAATCGTCGGTGTTGGTCGTTCTACTGAGGTCACAAGGGAAGAACTTAAGTTTGCCAAATTCATTGATCGTCTTCGTAACAAATTTTCAAATGTCTTCTTGAATGCACTTGGCACCCAACTTCGCCTAAAGAATGTCTGTAATGAAGAAGAATGGAATGTTCTAAAGCAAGACATTAAATTCAAGTGGTTAAAATCAAACAACTTCGATGAACTCCTAGAAGGCGAACTTCTACGCGAGAGACTGATCACCCTTCAAGCAATCGATCCATATGTTGGTCGTTATTTCTCGACAGAGTGGGTCAAAAAGAACGTCCTTCATATGAATGATGAAGAAATCTTGGAGATGGATGCACAGATCGAATCTGAGAATGAAGTCGGAACGCCTGCAATGGAAGGATCACCACTTCAAGTCCAACAGCAACAGCTTGACCAACAAGACCAGATGCAAACAATGGCACTTCAACAACACGATGCAGCCCTAGATCAACAAGATGCAGTCACGGGCGCAATCAAGGATGGCGGTGCTCAGATTGCAATTCAAGGCGCAATGATGCCTCCGGGACAAGGTGGTGGAGCAATCAACACATTCGGTAAGGCTGGCAAGAAACCGGGGCAACCTGGTCAAGGCAGCCCATTCGGAGGAACACCATCGGGTGCAGTTCCGGGTGATGGAGTCGGTGGCGGCGCTGGTTCTGGCGTAACGATGGGCGCAGGAACAGGTGGAGACATGAACATGGCTGGTGGCCAACAACAAAACGGACCAGTCGCACAACCCAAGATCGGAAATGCTCCCGGATCAGGGAAGAAGATTGCATCGAAGATGAAGAAGAAGGGTGCAGCAAACAGCAAAAAGAGGTTGAGTGGCGGTCTTCAATAGCCTAAATAATATATGGTAAAGAAGACAAAAACAACATACTATCACAAGAAACTCGGACCTGTTTCTAAGCTAGAACGTCGCTTGGAAAAAACAAAAGCAGCCGATGTTCTTGGTAAGTTTGGTGACCACACAAAGGACAGAGTAAAGACGGTTGCGACTGTCTCTACTGGAGCCGCTGCAATCGGAACACTAGGAGCAGCCGCAGCATTGGCGGCTCATTTTGCCGGCGGACCGTCTAATGCAGTTGCACCGACATTTCATGATTCTTATTTCTTTCATCCAGACCCAATTCCACTAACGAGTGAGGAAGTTGATATGAACACGAAGAACAAAATAGAAGAACTTGTTGATCTTGTTTCCGTTGGTGTGGCTGAAAATTTACTGGACGAAGTTGCAAACCAAGTCCTCGGAGATAAGATAAGTGACCTATTGTATCAAAGAAGATTGCAGATAGCAGAGACATTATTTAAGGATAAAGACTAACATGGCTAAACATCATAAAAAAACCCACAAGCACTCTCACTATCATATCGGTCTTCCACCAAGGGAAGACAAGAGATACAAGAAAAACTTCATCTCAAAGCACCTGAAAGGTGTGACACAAGAAGAAACAGAGAACCTACAGGAATTGGGTTTGGCTGATGTTGCTAATCCAGTAGGTGCAATTGGTCGTGCTGGTGCAACAGTCGCAGGTAGATTGCAAGCTCGTCAGAGAAATGACAGAAGTAGAGCAGAAAAAAGTTCTGAGAGAACATCATCGGCTGTTAAGACAGGTTTGGCTGGTGCAGCATTAGGGTCTGCTGCTGGATTGCCTGGTGCTGCAATTGGTGGAGCCGCTGGTGCAGTAGGTGGTTATTTGGGAGCAAGATCAGATCAAGCGAAGGATAAAATGAAAGCAAAAGAACCATTACTAAGCACAGAAGAAATCGAATTAGTTGGCGCTGCAATTGACAGAATCTCAGCAGACGCAAATCAAGATGAAGCAAGGGAATTCATTGCACAGGCTCTTGGCAACAAGATTCTTACAAACCTAGAATACAGAAAAGCAGAACTAGCACAGGCTATTTTCGGAACACATCAAGGAAATGACGAATAACACTAGCAGCAATACAGAGATGTTTGTCGTAGAAGGTTTGGCTGACTCAATCAGGAGTTCGGCTGCGAAACTTTCTGGGCGTGCGTTTGTCAGAAATGCTTCACGCCATATGGGACAAGCAGTTGGCTCTGTTAGCAGCTATGTTGTTCATGGAACCGAGACGGCTGGTGAGGGAACTGCACACTATGTTATTCATAAGAGTATACATGGTGAACATGAACACAAAAAGAACAAAAAACACAAAGTTGTTCATGAGGCTACTGGTTCGCAAATCAGAACAGCCGTCGTTGCTGGTGCATTGACTGGTGGTGTCGCAGCACACTATCTAAGAAAACACTATGACAAGAAGAAACATGTAAGAAGAAAGCACGTCAGAGAAAGTATTGGTGAATTAATAGCTGGTGCGGCTGATGATATCGGAGTTGTTGCATACAAACATTTAACCAGAAAAGATAAGCCTAATAACAATATTGTTGCAGCTAATACTGTAAAGCCAAAGATGATGGTCAAAAAAGTAATCAAGAAACTCCCAGAGGGGTTTGCATCTTCGGCTGCAAGAATAGGTAAAAAAGCAATCGGAAACAAATGGGTTCGTGGCGGCGGAGCATTTCTAGCGGCTGCTGGCATTTCATCTGCGGTTTCTGACGTTGCTCAATCGGCAACTGAGAAATACTTAAAGAATAAAGATAAAGTTGCAGCTAGAAAATCACCCAAATCTTCGGAGGAAGTTCCTCAAGCATCTCAGGGAATGCAATATGAAGGTGTGATCGGTGCGGCGGCTGGTATCGCATCGAAGGCTGGGAAGTTTATTGCACAGCGCAAGAATCAAATCAAATCAACTGGCAAATTTGTTGCTGGCCAGAGCATTGGTGGTGCCGCAATTGGTGCGACAATTCCGATTGTAGATCGTTATCTTGCAAAGAAAGAAAAAGAAACTGCTGCAAAGCAAGCTGGTCAACCAGTCTCAGAAGCACTTCATAAGGAACCACCAGTTGTTCTGATCTTGAAAAGAAAATCAATCAGACTGTTTCCACAGGGAGACAAAGTTGCTCTCTATAAGAACGACAAGACCGGCATTTCATTTGCGGTTCCATACGATGATCCAGAAGATGCAGTGAAATCAAACAACGAAATTATTGGCGCTGTCTCTGAAGGTGTCTTCAGGGATGTTGGTTCTGCTGCATGGAGAGAATTTAGAAGAACAATGGCAGCTAGAAAGAAAAGCGGACCGTTCACATATGATGCAAAGGAAGCGGAAGAAGCTGCAAAGCGCCATGCAGAGGCAGAAAAAGCATACGAGAAATTGCATAAATCAATTCCAGGTCTTGACAAATTACCAAAAGGATCAGGACGTGCGGCTGCATGGGGTGTTTCTGCTGCTGTTGGCACGGGATATGTTGTTGACAAAGGAACAAGACACATAGAAAAGATCATTGACAACCCAGATAGGTCTAGGAGAGTTAATGGTCGCCCTGTCTATACTAACGAAGCTGCAAAATCACCGGGTGCACACCTTGGCAGACCATCCGTAAGCGGAGCCTTAAAGAATGGTGCTGCAATTGGTGGTGGATTAATTCTTGCAAAAGCAGCATATGATACCGGAAAAAAGTATCTGGAAACAAAATCTAGTCGTGAAAAACAAGATAATTTCGAAAAACTTCAGAGACAAAATATGAAATACGTCAAGAAGATAAGGATGAGGAAGGAAGAAGTAGAACAACTAGATGAATTTTTACCAGCATTGATGGCGGCTGCAAGAGCCGCACCTGCTGTCATAAGAGCCGCCGCAGCAAGTCCACTAGGACGTTATGCTGGAAAAGCAATTGGTGTTGGTTCTACTGTTGGTGGTCTAGTCGGTCTTGGTAGTGCTACGATCAAGAAAAAGAAGAAACAAACTTCAGTTGATCCAGATGATAGAAGCGATTCTTCACCAGATGCAGAACCAAATCCATCTGTGTCGGAGGCAACATCACACCACCAGATGACGCCCATCAAAGCAAAGGTCAATAAGTTTATTTCTAAGGATGTTAGAAAACATATTGCGATTGCCGCTGCTGGTGCACTTGGAGCAAAGCTTGTTGATATAGGGTATGATGCATACAGGGATCATGCAGACATAAAGAAAGCTGAAAAAGAAGAAAAAGCAAAAGCAAGAGCCCAAAAGGAAGTCGCACCGAAAAAGATCATCATTCAGAAAAAGACGAACCCAAAGACAGGCACGACCACAGTCAAGAAAGAAATCAAAGAAGCAAAAGAAGAAGTGCGTGGTTATGGTGCTATCGTAGAATCAACAAGAAGTGGCTCTGACGGATATGTTCATCACAATGACGGAACTAGAAGCAAAGTAGATGTATATACTGCTCACATGATTCAGAATATCCATGAATCACTTAGCATCGAGAACCAACAGAAGCTAAGAGAAATGGTTGCAAGGGATAGAAGTAACTTCAACAAGATCGTTGATTTCGCACACAAACAACACAACAAATAGGAAGATATAGAAAATGGCTTCATTTACAAAACAAGTCCTGAAGGACACAACAACCGAAACAGTCGTTAAATTCATCGGCTTCATTGATGCGGCTGCTAACTTGCCACAAACACTAGACCAAGCGAACAGCACACTTGCAATGGCATCGCTTCGCGGTGCTTATGACACAAACAATGCACTTCGCTCCGTGACTGGTAATGCTGCTCTATCTTTCTATGGAACAAACATTAGAAAAGTTAACTGGACAATTGCCGCAACACCAGCAAACGCTGCAATTCAACTTTCTTGGAGAGGTGGTGGATCGAATGCAAACGTTGTTGCATTCAACTTCTGCGGTGGTGCAGGAGAACTAGACTTCACCGACGGAACGACAGCCGCGGTTGCAATCACAGACCCGGGAGTTGGTTTGGGCGCAAACTCTGGCGATTTGATCGTTACTGCAACACCTGGTTTAACAGCAGCAACATATACAATCATTGTCGCATTGAAGAAAGACCCGAAATACTTTGACCGTGGTGCATTGGTCGACAAGGCTTACTTCCAGAACCCATAATAACATGAAGGGTCTTGATCTTGTCCATTACATTGCAAAGGGAGATTTAGAGGAAGCCTATGATGTTTTCCTTAGAAATCTTTCAGAGATTGTTTTGGTCAAGGTAAACGAAAGAAAACAGGACATTGCAGGGGAATTACTGGTAATTGGCGAAGTTCATAAATATCCAAAAGTTGTTAGAAGAATCGGGCGTTTGAATTTTGTCAGGATCAGGGTCAGACACGGAAAGATTCAACGAAATAGACGAGTCTCTGCGGTAAAGGGTTATACATTTAGGCATGGTCATCTGATTAGAATGAGACCGTCCGAGAGACTTCACAGAAGGCTTGCAGCAAGACGAGCAAAGATTAAGAGGCGTGCAAAGAGGTCCCAAACAAGAAGACACTTGATCATTGCAATGAGAAGAAGAAAATCACTAGGATTGTCATACAGGCCATTTGGAAGATGATGATGATGAAAACATTCTTAGAATTCTTAGAAGAAAGCAGCAAGGTCATCGATATTGCAAATGTGCTGGTTCATAGATTGATAAAGCATCACCACAACATGCTAAGTCCAAAGGGATATGTTCATTCTGTAGTTCAAAAGGGTATCAGAACAACATATGCATGGAGAAAAGGTGACCACCACTTTGAGATTATGCATAAGAGTACAGACCCAAACTGGTATCAGTGGGGTCATGCGAAAGTAGGGAAAAACGGAAAACTAGATTTTTACAACTCAGGACAAGAACCACTTCGCGGTGATCCAGCAACGGGCGCACCAGACTTTAGGAGAATTAAATGAAGACATTTAAACAATTCATAACAGAAAGAATGATGGGTCATGGTAGGAGCGGCGAACACTCAAAACACTATGCTCATCCAATGCATCTTCATCTAAAGAAGGGCGCATTTCATCGCTGGCTTGGGAAGTCGGAAGGTGAGCCTATCACAGCCGCAGACATTCAAAAAGGTCTAGCTGCTGGTGGACATGCTGCTAAGATGGCAAACTTTGCAAGGAACGCAAAACATTTCCATCATGAGGAATACAGTCTACAAAACGAAAACGTTGCGAGAGACCATCCATATACAACTGCTGCCGCAGTCGGTGCTCCGATTGGAGCCGTTGGTGGTGCACTACATGGAGCAGGTTCTGGTTATAGTGTAGCAACCCAATTAGGTTTTAAGCGATCAGCAGCAAAAAGTATAATAAAAGCAGGACTTAAGGCTGGTGGTGTAGTTGGTGCTGCAACTGGAGCGGGTGCTGCTGCACTGGCAACATATGGATATAAAATCAGAAATAAACACCCAACTGTCGGAGGATACCTATCTGGTGGTGTTAAGGGTGCAATAGGAAGTAAAATCGACTCATATAAGGCGAAAAAATGAAATTACTCAAAGAGATAGTCGAAGACATTCAAGTTACAATACTAGAAGAAAAAGAAGGTGGCAAGAAAGCCTACTTCATTGAAGGTATCTGGCTTCAATCTGAATTGAAGAACAGAAACGGAAGAATGTATCCAATGCCAGTCTTGGAACGTGAAGTAAAGAGATATTCTGAGCAATACATCGACAAGAAAAGAGCATTCGGTGAGCTAGGGCACCCAGATAGTCCCACTATTAACCTGGATCGTGTAAGCCACTCTATTGTTGAGCTACATAGAGATGGGAACAACTTTATGGGCAAAGCTAAGATTCTAGAGACCCCAAACGGCAAGATCGTAAAGACATTTCTAGACGAAGGCTTAACAATCGGTGTCTCCTCAAGAGGTCTTGGATCATTGAAGACAACCTCGGAAGGTGTGAACATCGTTCAGGATGACTTCTACCTTGCAACCGCTGGAGATATCGTTGCAGACCCGTCAGCACCCGATGCATTTGTTCAAGGGATCATGGAAGACAAGGAATGGTTGTTTATTGATGGACAAGGATGGATTCCGCAGTTTTTGGATGAAACCAAGAGAGATATTAAGAAAATGACTGCAAAGGAAATCAATGAAAAGAAGATGGCGATTTTCGAAGCATTCATGAAGAACTTAGGTGGACAGAAATAAGTAACATTTACCACAAATTTTCCGATTTATAAATATCAATTAGATGAAACCAAGGAGAAGTTAAAACATGGCTAAAAAGACATTAACCGAAGCAGCAGCAGAAATTTTGAATCAAAGCCGCTCGTCTGCACCCGGTCAACCACAGCAAAAACTGGAATCTGATCCAGGTTTTGATTCTGCTGTTCAAGGCGGAAAGAGCGAAGAAGACCTTGGTGGAGACACACCTAAAGTCGTCGCAGCAAACAATCCAGACCCAACTCGTCCAATCGGCAAAGCAAAAGAGCCAGGCGCAACTCCTCCAATTGGTAAGGAAAATGACGCAAGGACAAAGAGCCTAAAAGGCAACAACTCTACTGAAGATGACCTTCAATCCAGAGGACCAAATAAAGTGAAATATCAAACATCCGGTGATGGTAACCCCGCTGCACGTGGTGGTACTGAAGATGCAGAACTAGAACACCAAGAAGACGAATTCTGTGAAGAACAAGTCCTCTATGTTGATGAAGAAGGTAATGTCCTAGATGAAGAAGGCAATATCCTTTCAGACGAAGAACTAGCAAATTACGAACTAGTCGAAGAAATCGAAGAAGACGACGACACCAACAACGATGAAAATGAAGTCATCGAAGAAGGCGAAGAAGAAAGCGTTCTTCTATTCGACAGAGAAGCAATCTATGAATCGTTTAGACAAGACCTCGAAGCTGACCTTGGTAATCTTCTTGATGATGATACAACTCTCTCAGAAGAATTCAAAGGGAAAGCAAAGACAATCTTTGAAGCAGCAGTCATGGCTCGCGTAGACCAAATGGCTGATGCACTAGAAGCCGCATTCGTAGAAACACTAGAAGAAGCCATTGATGAAATCAAGGGTGACCTGACAGAAAAGACAAACGACTACCTATCCTATGTTGCAGAACAATGGATGCAAGAGAATGAACTTGCAGTCGAAAAAGCACTGAAGTCAGAACTAACAGAAGATTTCATTAACGGACTAAAAGAACTATTTGTTGAGCACTATATCAATATCCCTGAAGATAAGGTTGATGTTGTTGAAGAACTCGCAGAAGAAGTCGCACAAGTCGAAGAAAGACTGAACGAAGAAATTCAGAAAAACATCGACCTGAGCAAGGAAGTAAAGTCTTATCAAGCCGCAGAAGCTTTTGCCACAGTGTGCGAAGGTCTAACAGACGTGCAAGTTGATAAGATGCAAACTCTAGCAGAAGGACTTGAATTCGGCACTGTTGCAGAATTCACAGAAAAACTTGAAATGTTGCGCGACAACTATTTCTCGACTGCTGGAGATGGCAGCAAATCAGCACCTAAGACAAAGGAAGTAGGACAAACCAGTGATGGTGGATTGAACGAAACCATCGAGATTGAAGAAACCGGCACTAAGAAGTTCATTACTGCTGATGGATCGGTCTCTGCATTTACAAAAGCACTAGATAAAGCTTCTGCAAATCAACTGCCAAAATCCTAATTTCATAAATAGACTTACACACATTTAGAACAAAAAGGAAAGAAGAAAAATGGATAATGTAATTCCTATCAACACTCTCGTAGAAAAATGGAAGCCCGTCCTAGACCACGAAGGCTACAATCCTATTAAGGATGACGCCCGCAGGAAGGCTACCGCTGTTGTTCTTGAGAACACATCGAAAGCCCTACAAACAGAAGGCGCAGTTCATAACCTTCTAACAGAAAACGCACCTACAAACCACATTGGTGGTTCTGGTGTCGCAACATTTGACCCTGTTCTTATTTCCTTGATTCGCCGTGCAATGCCTAAGTTGATTGCATATGACGTTGTTGGCGTTCAACCAATGACAGGACCAACTGGACTGATCTTTGCAATGAGAAGCCGTTATGCTTCACAAGTTGGAACAGAAGCTTTGTTCAACGAAGCAAACACAGCATGGACAGGACTTGGTAACCAAGTTAACACAGACCCAACATTTGCACTTTCAACAAACACATCGTATACAGTAGGTACACCAATGTCTACAGCAACCGCTGAAGGACTTGGAACTTCTGGAAACGCTGCATTCGCTGAAATGGCATTCAGCATCGAGAAAATCACTGTCACAGCCCAAAGCCGTGCATTGAAAGCAGAATACTCGATGGAACTTGCACAAGACCTTAAAGCAATTCATGGTCTAGATGCAGAAGGAGAATTGAGCAACATTCTTTCAGCAGAACTATTGACTGAAATTAACCGTGAAGTCATCCGTAGAATCTACATGTCAGCAACAATCGGTGCTCAGTGGGCAGTTACCACAACGGGAACATTCGACTTGGATACTGACGCAAACGGACGTTGGTCAGTTGAAAAATTCAAGGGACTTGTTTTCCAAATTGAAAAAGAAGCAAACGCAATTGCACGTACAACTCGTAGAGGCAAGGGTAACATTATGATTGTCTCCGCTGACGTTGCATCTGCACTAGCAATGGCAGGAGTCCTATCATACACACCAGCCCTACAAGCAAGTGTAAACCTAGAAGTAGATGAAACAGGAAACACATTTGCAGGAACAATGAGCGGTGGACGTGTTAAAGTCTTTATCGATCCATACTTCGGAGGCGCATCAGCCGGAAACGAGCTAGTTGTCGTTGGATACAAGGGAGCAAACATCTATGACGCAGGTATCTTCTACTGCCCATACGTTCCTCTACAAATGGTCCGTGCTGTTGATCCTAACAGCTTCCAACCAAAAATTGGATTCAAGACACGTTATGGAATGGTAGCAAACCCATTTGCAACATCAAACGCAGATGGAGTCGTAGGAGACCGTGGAGTAGCAGGACAAGCGAATATTTACTACAGAATCTTCCGCGTCGTCAACTTGATGTAAGTTTTATATTTGCTACGCAAAACAGGAATAATAAAGTAGCGAAGCCTAGAGGGAGCCTTAAAAAAGCTCCCTCTTTTTTGGCTTTGCATAAATATAACACATATGAAAACATACCATCAATTCATAACGGAAATCAGGCTATTACCAAAACTATTCAAGAGGCACACTCTTGGATTAAGAACACAAACATATGGATTAGGTAGTTACTTCAAACAAATTGTTAAACAACAACACACGCAAGAATTGCTACATGTAGATAAATTGAAATCGGGGCATAAAATTTACCATCATGTTAAAACTCATCTACCCAGCGAAAAAATCTATCGTGTAGTAAACAAGCATAGCGGTAAAATATCAACAGTCTTAGTCACAACACCAAATAGTGGTGGTGTTGAGACAATTGATAGAGTTGCAACAACAAGATCAATGAGAAAGAACAAAAATCGTCTAAAGTTGGTTGACCTCTACCATCATCTAATAACAAAACATAATGTAATCCTAGCTACGGACGACCAATCTGTTGGTGGTATGAAAACATGGCAAGAACTTTCTAGGAAGAAGGGCATCAATATTCACGGATGGGACAAAGAAACAGGCAAACCAATCAATACACCTAGCATATTGACACCCGATAATGCACATGAAACGCATTACAAGGATATCGGAATGAATGATTTTGTTACACCCGAAACCAAAAGAACAAGATTAAAGGTGAAACACAAAAATCCAGAATATGTAGACCAAATAAGAGACATTAGACATAGAGACCATCTAGATGCATATGATGATGTTACAGATAATCGTTTTCATATTGGCAGAATGAGACTTGTAGCTCATAAGAAAGATTAATTGTGTCAGACAAAATCAAATATCACACCGACTTTCAGCCTAGATCGGAGTTAGGTAAACTAGCTGCAAAGTTGACCTTTGGTGACATATATCACCAGAAGGGTAAATGGTTTCGTGTGAATGGTCATAGAATTTCAGAACTAGGAACAAACTTCTTTTCATTGGTTGACGATGTTTATCGCCCTCTATATGGTGGACATTCTGCGCTTGCATCACCACAGGATGTAACTGCATCTAATTTCTGGACAGCAATAAACCTACATCCCAAATCTGGACATGCAAATGCGGTTATATTTGCTAGAAAGACAAATGGTGGATACAAGATTCGTGGTATTGGTCACGATGGAAGCAAGGAAGCAAAGTCTGCTGTCATTGCACATCTTCTATATCTTTTAAACAAAGATGGCTATTGGATTGAGGCTTCGGATAGACTTGGAGAGATTCTATTAGCAAAAAGAACTCCAATCGTGACTGATGTAAAGACAATAGAAAAACTGTTTCCGGGACAGAAGATCGAGATTCAAAAGGACGGAAGCTATATCAGGCAGAATAAATACAGGGAAACTCTATTCGGAAAGCCAAAGCTGTGAAAACATATCAACAAATGATGGTCGAAATATCAACAAAGGTCCTAGCTCCATATATCGAAAAGGCTGGGCAATCGATCAAGAATATGGTTTCATCTTCAGATAAACAAAAACTTCTGCCTAAGATTATCAAACGTTCTGGTGGTATCAAGGCTGCAAAGGCTAGACCATTACCATTCTATAAGGATTCTTCTTCTTCTTCTGATGTTGTTGGTGGATTTGTATTGTCCCATAAGCAAAAATTCGTCTTGAATCAATATAGAGATAAATTGATTCAGGCTATAAGCAAGGATAACAGTAGGTTTAGAAATCCATCGTATGTTTCTCCAGAAGGCTTAATTGCTGGTTTTGCTAGGCATGATCCATCAGGTAAACATGAAGATTACTTGAATTTCATGGCTAGAATGTACTCAGCAGAAAAATTCAAAATTGAAGATATACCAAGAATAGAGAATGAGCTAGATAAGTTTACCAAGATTAAACACCAACTACCAAACAAGGATATTGATTCGTATAAGGATTTGGAACAATTGTATGATGCAGTAGATTCTGTTGAACCAAAATTATCTAAGAACATGTCAATGGAATTGGCTAAGAAAGCTGGTACAGTTGTTCTTGTTAATGAACCAGACTTCAAACTACTTCAATTGAAAAACATGGGAGCCGTTAAACAATATTGCTCAGGCACGCGCTGGTGTTTTTCGTCTGACTATGATACATTCAAGGAATATTCCGGTGGTCTTTATTTGATTCTTGCGCGCATCAACGGAGAGGTCAGAAAACTGGCTTTTCATAGAAGTTCTGGTCAATTTATGAATGAAAAGGATATCCATATCATTGAAAGAGCAGAAGAAGGTTCTAAACCATTCAAGCAACTAGTAAATGAATTAGCAAAATTTCCGGGATTCCAGAAAGCGTTACAGTTATATTTTGGCAAGGGCATTGATGCACAACTCAGAATAAAGAACCTGCTTCGCATTTCTGGTGATATACACACTAGGGATAAAGAATTAGAAGACCTATTCGCAAAACAATTAAATTTGGTAAACACCGGTAAGAGTGATGAAGACGATATTTTGGATGATATTCTATTCAGTTACGTACAAGATACAAAACAACCAGTTTCGTCGGCATTAGAAAACGAAATGTACAAATGGGCTACAAAAAATCAACATGCTGGTTATCTTCTACAATATGCAGTATTTGCCAAAAAGAAATTACCCCTAGACATGGAAAAGATGTTACTTAATGATGGCGGCTGGGATTTTATGAAATACGTTGACGGAGTTGTGAAGGGCCCGGTACCAGAACTTGAACATATAATATTTGATAAAGACTCTAACTATTGGCCAAACAGGCGTGTAAATGGACATGAATACGCCTTTGCTATTGATTTGAGAGAAACTTTGAAATATTTACTAAAGTGGGCAAAGAAAAGAGCGCCGACAGATTTTGAGCCATTTCTCTTTACCAAAATTCCACCATCATCTATGACACCAGAAACAAGAACAGAACTTAGAAACTACAGGATAGCTTATGCAAAGAAGTACCTTAGGCAAGACACAAGAACTTGGGCTAGAAATTGGATAGCTAACCACAAGAGATATTTCTAAAAGAAATGCCAGTTCAAACACCTCTAATTGATGCAAACACACTCTACCAGTTGCTATATGTTGATCTAGCAACAAAGGAAGATGTGGCCAATCTGTATCAGACTTCTACGTTCACGATTGATCAATATCTAACAAAGTATCAGTTCGATCCTCCATTCGACAATGTAACACCCATGTTTGCATATGTTCATGCAAACGCTGCATATGCAAAGGCTAATGCAGTCGCGTCCGATCCAAACGTCGCATCATCGATCTATGCAAATACAATCATTTTTGGTACTGCAAATGCCGCCTTCAATGCTGCTAATTCTGCGGCTGCAAATTCTGGTGTAATTAGTATTTTTAGTAGAAAAGGTGTCGTGACAATGACTGCAAATGATGTTGCAAACTCATTGTCATATGTACCATTTTCGACAACACCTGTGGGTGGTGTTGATATGTTGGTTTGGTCTGCAAACGTAACTGGTTTCGGACCTCCTACACTAACAACAAGATCAGTAGGAACAAGACAAGTCTATTGGCCATCAATCAGCGGCACAAACACTGATTATGCAGTAGGTATTGATTCCGAGACGTTATGGTGGTCCGTTCCCGATACTGGTGCAGGTTATAAGTGGTATAAAATAAACAGTGTTGTCATGAGTCTTTCATCTGGCGGTTTGTTGACAGTTTCACAAGGCGTTAGTTCGACTCAGTTTCAATCCACTGTTGGCGCCGGCTTTGCACCATTAATTGTGGCAAGCAACACCGCAGTTGCAAACCTTAATGCAGATATGGTTGATGGACAACATGCAATAGAATTTGCGAACACAGGATTTGCTCAATCTGCATTCAATCAAGCCAATACTGCAAACACAGAAGCATTGGCCGCATTTAGTCAAGCTAATACCGCAAACGTAACGGCGCAGGCTGCATTTAATAAAGCCAATACTGGTGTTAACTTAACAGGACCAATTACATCGGTTGGTGTTGCAACGGCTGTTGGTTCACAAACAGGAACCGGTAACACATTCGTTATGAATGCAAGTCCTACACTAACAGGTACGACTACTGCTAATTCAACGAGCGCGGGCGCTGAAACAACACCACTTCAAATTCAGAACGCGGACTCCGGCTCCCAAAACACAGCGGTATCACTTGGATTCTTTGCTCACGCAACAGCGAAAACGGGAACGATTAAAAACCAACGTGTTAATCAAGCTAGCTCTCTGTATGACATGATCTTTTCAACATTTAACGGTAGTGCCGTTACAGAGATGATGCGTATTACTGGAACTGGAATATTAAGCTTACCAAAAGGACAAATATCTTTTCCGGCAACTCAGAACCCTAGCAGCGATGTAAATACACTAGACGATTATGAAGAAGGAACATGGACACCAACTGATGCATCTGGTGCCGGCTTGACGTTCACTGTGAATTCAGCTACATATGTAAAGATAGGGCGTGCTGTTTTCTTTCAGTGTTATATTATTTTTCCTGCTACTGGTAGCGGTTTGGGAATTGCTATTGGCGGGATACCATTTACATCAAGTTCAATTCAAACAGCGCCGGTTTATTCTTCTGGAACAAACGCATATACATTCGTAGCCCAGATGACGGGTAGTAGTTTTAACATATTCAGCCAAGCTGGCGCCCAACAAACAAACGCCCAAATGTCCGGAGCCTTTATGATTATTACTGGAATGTACAACACATGAGCACATTTAATTCATTTATTGATATTATCAATCCAACCACTAATGGCATCATTGAAGTTCGCCGTGTCGACCAGACATTGGATGATAGCAACAATGTTATTTCACAAGCTTTCGTTCGCTGGACACTGTTTCCGGGACAAGATGTGACAAACCAATGGCCTGCGGTTCAGGCCGTTTGTGCAAACACATGGACACCTGCTGTCATTGCAGCCTATCAGGCTTCATTTCCACCAACACCTCCGAGACCAACACAAATTTCAAAGAGAGATTTTCTAAATCGTTTCTCTGTTGGTGAGAGAATTGCGATACGCCAAGCCGCAAAGACAACTGATGTAATTGCAGAGGATTTCATTCATCTATTAGATATTTCAGATACAGTCACGTTGACTGACAAACAAACTGTTGATGGTTTGAACTATTGCGTACAGATGGGATATGTGTCTGCTGCTAATGCAAATACAATCTTAACTCCATAAATAGACATATGACAACTCCTGCATTCAAATCACAACCGGACAATCAAAACAACTCGCAACCAACGCGATTTAAGATGATTTTTCCTCGCGGTCCGAACTTCACGTTCTGGTGCCAGTCTGTGATTTTGCCGTCCTTAACAATGTCCTACTATACGTCACCTACGCCATTTGTAGACCAAAAGGTTCCGGGTGATAAACTTGTCTATGACGATTTGCTTGCGACTATTCTGGTTGACGAAGATTTGCAGACATGGAGAGAAATCCACAATTGGATACGTGGTATGACATTTCCAACCGATTTTGCGGAATATAGAAACTTAAACAAACTCTCAGAAGTGCTGAAACATAGTTCTACTGCACGTCCGCAGTATGCAGATATGCACATCATAATCTACAATAACAACTGGCAACCAATTCTGCTTTGGAAATTCATTGATGCATTTCCGATCATGCTAGGCCAATTGTCATACTCTGCATCGGACGGTCCAGATAGCACAATGATTACTGATGTGACGTTTGCGTATCAGTATTTTGATGTTGAGATAATGGATCAGAGCGTTGCATAATGCAGCAGTAGCCGGTTTCTTTTCCTAGTCTGTGGTTTATGATTGTTTTTATTACATCCCAATTTCCACCTCCCAAGCCAGACCCTATTGCTGGAAAATAGATATTAAGATATTCCAAACCCTTTCCAATTCGCCATTGCATGAATCTTTCAAAGCACTTATCAATGGCGTCATATGACACATACTTCCGACCGTCGCGCCCATAGTTTTCTTGAACATAAGCATGAACAACATATAATTCCGGCGCAACTTCAACAACTATACAACGTCCCAATAGTTCTGCTGGCTTTCCTAGATGATTTAGTGTTTCGTTTCTGTATGGATCGAAGATCATTGGAAATTTATCTCTCAATGCTTGAGCAACACCAGCGCCCATTACACCTTGGCAATTGACACCGTGAACTATGATGCCTCTACTAATACTTGTTATATCACATTCTTTGTACTCAATCATTGTCCAAATCCCAATAAAATAAATGCAGCTAGTGAAAAAATAAGTGATAACATGAACAGAATGAACGATTGGTCGCTGTCACTTTTTTGACTGAAGAAGCTAATCACAAAAATGATTGCAAAGACAGCGGACATTGTAGACGATTTCATTATGACTTGTCCCACCTGATATGCTTGAATGATGCATGTCTGAAGACACCACTCTCTGTCAACCTATTGCATTCTACTTCAATAATCACTCCATGGGGTTTGTTCTGCCAGAACCAATCGCGTTCTTCATTACTGAATCCTGTTCCAACGAGACCCAGTGGAGTTTCAATTTTTCCAAGTGTGTTGGAAAATTTCCCCGTACCAATATGAAATTCAATACAAGGTACATCGAAGGTTTCATGTGCTTTTACTTTCCACCATCTGTCGCCTTGTTTTAGAACAATCCCTTCCATTCCTTTTAGGATCGCACTTTGATAGAGGCAAACAATTTCAGCTTCGCTAGGATCATCATAGAATCCAATAAACAGTCTAGGATCAACTGGATCAAATGAATAGATGTTTTCTTGTTTGACTTCCTTCACTTCTTTTCTGGTTCTAACAGCTTCAATAGTTGTTTTAAAATCACCCAGAAAAACTTCAGCATCAGTGAAAGTATGAGCTAGGTGATCTAGATTGTACAAAGGCTTGCCATTTCTAGAGATAACTGTCTTACCATCTGAAGATGCACGAACACCATCTATCTTATATGTTGCTTCCCATCGTCCTTTTAATCCTTCGTTCTTCCAGAGTTTGCACTTAATCATAATAAATTCCTATGGTTTGTAGAACACGAAGATGGGTTCGTATTTGACCATCTTACCGTTTAGCTTGCATGAATTCTTCGTGTATGTCGTGAAGATTTTCTCTTTCTTCGTGACAACACCATCTAGTGTATTTTCTTCTATTTCCTCATAGTCTCCAGTATCAATTAGACGATTTGCTCCCGGCATCTGTGCAAGAGCCATCTTTACTACACCTTTGTATTGCATTCCAAGCCCTTCAAGAATGTCTCTGCTGTCTTTCTCAAGAGGGAGTCTAACTCCATCGAATTCAACATCAGCAATGTTCCATAACAGGTAGCGATCATTAGCCAACCATTGTACTGCTGTTTCAAGAGTGGGTCTGAGAAAACCTTCTCTCCAAGCATCATAAGATGTTCCGAATTTGTGGCAGGATTGTTCTGGGTCATCAGAGTAAACCTCTTTCGCAAAATATGGTGGAGATGTAAAGACTAGATCGATCTTTCCTTTGTGTTTTTGGAAATTTAGATCGTTGCCAATTTCTTCAGAGCCATGTTGATGGATTTCGTAACTGTTCTGGTGAGTGAAAAACTTGTTCGCCCTGCTCGTTTTTGTATTAAAAAAGTCAGCGACCTCGTGATATTTGGTTCTACCAGGTGTTGTATTGTGATCTGTATTGGGATCAGTTCCAATGTAGTGAATTTTTCTATCGTCACGGACCGACATTGCTCCCAAAATTCTTCCAGCCCAACCCGCAGATGGGTCGTAGATATTGATCGTTTGTGTCTTATCCAAATGATCTGTGTATTTTTCATACAAAGCCTTTGCAATAAGCGGTGGAAAATTGACAGCAATTTGCTTACCATATGCGATCCTAAAGACTTTCATTCCGAGCGGGAACATGCGCTGTTGCTTTTTGAAGAACCTTATTTCAAATAGATCGGACACATTCCAATCGTTTGTATCTGCAAAGTGAGCATTGATATCAAACTGAAAAGAAGAACTCAATGAGAATCCCATCAGTTGTTCTTTTGTCAGCCATAGATATTCTGCATCAAACAGTTCTTTCTTGAATCCAGAATATGCTTTATTCTTGATTGGATTCAACCAAAAATCGTATTCTCCTATCTTTCTGTAGCTCCTGTAGAATTCCTTGACCCATTCAACCGGATCGTCAGTAAGCGGTTGCTCTGCGGAGTTTCTTGTCTTGTCTCTCTTTTGAATGGACTGAGAATAATGGTAGAAAGAGTCGTGTTTGAAGTTTCTGATTGCGGATTTATAGAACGACTCGAATTTGGTTTTGTCTGCGAGTGCGTCATAGATTGATTCTCCGGGCTTCTTCATCGATGTTCTGATTGGTGCTTTGTACATCGTCGGGAACCATTGATTCACCGCAGAACCAAGAAAATATTTGTTCCTGATTACATTTCTCTCACCGGTCAATTCATCTACATCCCAAAGTAGATCAGAATTGAATCCAGACATTTTATCGAATTGCTCGATTATATCGTCTTCGTTAACGCCCACGACTGGTGGTGTATCATATTTGTCCCAACACTCCAACAGAAGATCAATAGTCTTCCTGAGCCAGACTCTAAATTCAGAGTCCGACATTGCAAGAACTTCCTCGAAGAAAACATTAGTCTCGAAGTTGTTTAGGAAGCGATCATTTCGCGCGTAAAACCATTTTTTAGTCATAACGAATTATATCACCTTTACCAGTTATTTTCCGGCAAAGACGTTGTAGAATTTCTTGTATTTTTTCAACAACTTCCTTTGTTTGCCACGTTCCCAATCCAAGACTTCGCGTTTGACTTTCGTTGTGAATAGAATTCCATTCAAGTGATCTAGTTCGTGCTGGAAAACCTTGGCATCCATGTCTGTCAATTCTAGGACGATTTCGTTTTCTTCTTCATCATAGAATTGAACCTTGACTGATTTTGGTCGTTTGATCTGAAGTGCAAGACCCGGGAAGGATAAACATCCCTCACGTTTTGCAGTTACTTCATCGGAAGCTTCAATGATCTTCGGGTTGTAGCAAACCAACGTTTCTGTTCTCTTTGCTGCTGCAACATCGATTCTATCCATGACAAACATTCTTGTCTTATAACCAACTTGACATGCAGATAGACCAACACCACCTGTTCCGCGCATTGTATCTGTCATTGCATCTGCAAAGGCTTTTCTATCTTCGTATGACTCACAACCGAAATCATATTCTGGCAAGACTTCTTTCAAGACAGGATGAAAATCTGCTACCAATGAAAGTTTTGGTTTTGGTTTGACCTCGGTTACAGCCGAAGGTGTAAAGACTAATTCATCTTCTTCTACTTCGGGTGTTAGAACTGCTGATTGTTGATTTGCTGGTGTTTGCATTTATATAATCCTCGAATAGTTACCAACGCGCTCAAATTTTACTACTGACTTGAATTTGTCCTGCAAGATATCACCTCTATGCGATATCACAAACAAATTGCATTTCTCCAATGAGTGTAGAAGTTTCGTTAGATATTCTACGCCCTGTGCATCCAAAGAGGAATCGAAGATTTCATCGAGTATCAGTATGTTGGTCGCTACGCTATTTTTCAATTTAGCGATTTCGCGCCATGTGAGCATTAAACTCATGTCGATTTTCTGCTTCTCTCCCTCAGAAAAATTCTCGTAGGAAAATTCATCCCTATAACGAGATTTAATAACTTCCTTGAATGTTTCATCTAGTTCAAAATTAACAAAGAAGTCTTGTTCTGCAAGATACTTATTCACCAATTTATTGATGATCGGTAGATATTGTTTAATGATTCTAGACTTGATTCCGTTGTCTTTTAGTAATTGACCAACGATATCATAGTGTGCTTTTGAGTTTAGCAATTCTTCCCTAGATTCTTCCAACAGGACTAATTTCTCCTGTAGATCAGCTAATTCGGTTGAGATAGCATCTAGATCACCTTTTGCCTTTGTTAGCTGATTCTTCTTTTTCTCATAATCAAGCAAGACTTTGGTCAGGACTCCGACCTCAGATAACATCAATGAATTTGATGAATTCAATGCCGCAATCTCTCGTTCTTTTTGTTCGATTGCTTTGATGCTAACTTGCAACATCTTCATCTTGTCTTCCAGCATTTTAAGACCATTTTTATATTGTTGCTGGCGACGTTCGAAATAATCTAGTTTCTTCTGTTTCTTTTCCTCAGTGATGCTAGCATCGCATGTAGGACATGTCTCGGTGGAAATCCAGAAATTGATATCTGTATTAGCCTTATTTAGGTTTGATTCAATTCCAACTAAAAATCCCTCGGACTTTTTCAATTTGTCCGCGTAACCTTGCTTGGCTTGTAGGTCTTCTGACCCCAACATACTCTTTACCTTTAATTCTTGTATCTTGACCAGTTTTTGTAATTTTTTGATCCGTTCGTTGGTGTCTTCGATCTTTTCTTCAATGTCATCTATTTCCTTTTGTTTGTTTTTCTGAAGTTCTGCTAGATGCTTTTCTTTGATATCAGATTCCTTTTTCACCAATTGTTCTTCATGCTTGTTTTCAACGATCTTTTGATCGACTCCATCAATTCTAGATTTCAGTAGCTTATTCATTGTGGAGAATATCTGAATGTCCAAAATATCCTCGATGATTGCTCTGCGATCAGCGGCCTTCAATTGCATGAATGGTGTAAAGTTTGCATTGCCCAAAACAACAACCTGCGTGAACGTCTTTCTATTCCAGCGAAGAATGAATGTCTCAAGATATTCCTGATAGTCAATCTTGCCCGGCTGATCTATTAACTTGCCATCCTTGTAGATTTCAAACAAAGCAGGCTTCATTCCACGAATGACTTTGTATTTGTTTGTTCCGATGACAAACTCCGATTCAGTTACTAAATCCGATCCATTGATCGAATTGACCAATGTCGGAAGATTGATGTTTCTGAATGGCTTGCCAAATAGGTTATAGCACAATGCATCCAAGATTGTAGACTTGCCAGCACCGTTCTCACCTATGATTAGCGTGTTGTCTGTTTTGTCTAGTTTAATCTCAGTGAAGGCTGATCCTGTGCTCAGGAAATTCTTCCATCTGATTGTAGTAAATTTGATCATTGTTGTTGATGCTCTTTTAAATAATCTATACACTTATAAAACAAATTAATATCATCCTTTAAAAGTCCTAAGGCTGTATTGCAATTAGAACACAACAATTTTCTAATTTTGTTTGTTTTATGGTCGTGATCAATATGAGAATAGCCACCATCTTCTTTTTTACTGTAAAACTTATTTGCGATTGTTTTATGGCAAATATAACAACATCCATTCTGGCTTTCATACATAGAAAGATAGTCGTTTTCCGTTAAGCCTATAAATTTTAAATCTTGTAATGCCTTACGTTTTTTAATTGTTCCCTTTGGTAGATTTTTAGCATAAGCTTTCATGCACGAAATACATTTCGTTTGATATTTCCAATCCCCATTGGGATTTTGGCTATGGCGCCAAAATTTATCTAATTTCAACCTTTTCTTACAACCACAACATTTCTTCATCATCATGTTAATTCAAGCCCCAAAGCTTCTGTGTATAATTCTCTGGAGATTTTCTTGATGTGTTCCGGTAGAATATGTTCTGGAAGCGTTAATCCATCAATATACTTAGATATAATCGTTTGGGTATCTTCAGCCTCATTGACTAATTCTTCGGAGGCTTCGTAAATATTGCCATAATCCTCAGAGATGATAATCTCTACAGGGTTCTCACGATGAATCATGTCAATCACTCTATCAAACAGGAACGGATTGTTCTTGTTCGTGACAATGACTTTCAAGTAAGAATCTTTGTATTGAGCTAGATTCTGACCTCTCCACCAATTCAAATCTTGTGTAGTGTCATCGTACCAAACCTTATGAAACATCTTCAATGGATTCGGAATGAATTCCAATTCAAGGCTGCCAGTGTCAAAGACGTGAAAGCCCTTTTGGTCATTATAATCCGCCCATGTGATTTCATACTGAGTTCCGAGATAAAAGATTGATCCGTCAGTGGATTTTGTATGGAAGTGGCCGGAGATTACTTTGTCGAATCTCTCAAATAACTTGCGATCAAGACCTGTGTAGCAGACATTTCCACGATCCATCTCGAAACCAGAAATCTCGAAGTGACCGAATATAACCTTTGCTTTCGTGTTTGTAAGGAAGTCAACGCATTCCTGATAATTTCCAGAGTTAATCCACGGAACAATGCCTATTAGCAAGCCATCATATTGTTTTTCAATTGGGCTTGTATAGACCGGAAAATTGTATCTGCCTTCGATTAGTTCTGAGATTGCATTAGGTGTGTTTGTGTTTCTGTATGGAACATCATGATTGCCCACTAAGAATTCGACGTTAATAAATCTGTCCAAAACTTTCTTGCGCCATGAATGTGCAATGACGTAGTTCATGAATTTACGACGGTCTACGAAATCTCCTAATTGAAACACATGGTCAATGTTGTTCTTTTCGCAGTATGGAAAAAAAACTTCCTCAAAAAATCTGAGGAAGTATGAATTGAAGTGAAGGGATTCCTGTCTTGCGCCTTGGTGATTATCGTTTAGAAAGGCAATTTTCATAATTTAATCTATTATCTTCGCTTGGTTATCTGGATCAGTATTCCAGCTATAATCTCTATGTATTCTTTCTACTGCACGTCTGATTGCGTAGAAGCCGTTAACTCCATGGTAATGATGTAAATCACCAGTATCTATCCAATATGGACCTTTACCTGAACAAACAACATGCGTTTCATGTTTTCCACTTGCACCTGTATAGGCACCATCTTCTTTTCTAGGATGTTCTTTCCAGAATTCTCGTTGACCATCTACGACTGCAAAATGATCTGTTCCGAAATATTTATTTTTTCGTTCTGGTTGAAGATTTACTATCGACTCGTATGACATTTCTATCACTATTATCCATCCGGCTCTTAACCAGTTGTCAACTCTACGATGCCATTCCATTTCATTTACCTGCCAACCAAAAGAATATGACCACCTATCTTTATCTACTTCTGGGTGAATCACATCAATTTCCCAATCCAACCGATAGTCAAGATCGTGAAGATTTTGTAATGCTCTATAAAAGCCTGACCAATGATTCGACAAAAATTTATTACCTTTACCTTTCCGACCGCAATCGACTATCCCACAACCGCCAGTTTCATCTTCGAAACAAGAAAATGCATCATCGAAACTGAGTGGTTTTTCTGGGTAGAGGTAATCCACTACAACTTTTAAGGAACAGGCAAAACAATCACCACCCGGATTTTTGTGGGGATTTGGTTGCATGAACGGTTTTACATTCAATAGCATGATATTATCTTCCTATTCCATATCATTGTCAGGCAATTCTTCTTGTGGTTCAGCTTTCTTTTTACGGCGCTTGTTTCGTTTTTCTTCCACTTTTTCTTCGAAATTATGAATGTATTCTGCCATATTGTCATACAGACCATCTTGTGGCATCATTTTGCCTTCTTCGTTTCTGTCTTCCTGAATCTCATGTTCCATTATGCCATGTTGTTCTGTCAGCTTGTATTTGATATATGACTGTTTCTTTTCCTTTTCTATTCTTCGCACGAATGCATACCATACGATCTGAGTGAAGTAAGAAAATGGATTCTCTGATTTCTTTGGATCAAAGTTTCTGAAATACATCAATGCATTCTCTACCCCATCCATGATCATTTCGTCTTTGTAGCTATATTGGGCAAAGTTCGGCGCACGGCTTAAGTTTGTGGCAATCTTTAGAAAACAATCACCGATATATCTTGGAATCGGCGGGTCTGGTTTGTCATTCTTTTTAGCTTCGTCGCACTTTGCAAAGTAATCCAAAAGTTGCCTCAAGAATTCTTTGTTATCAATATAGTTCACCTTGGGTTTGCCTGTCTTGTTGCTACTCATTTTGCCCCTTTCACATTTGCCTGACATTTGTCTTGACTTTCGATAAAATCTCTGTGTGCCTGGATAAAGGTTAATAAAACCTACCTTGAGTCTACTAAATATTAGTTAAACTTCTTACGGAAGTTAGATAGTTTCCCCGCTAGTTGTTCTCCAAATTCTTCTGCATTCCTCTCGTCTTCTTCTTCCTCAGTTTCTCGCATATCATTGAAGGTTTTATCACCTTCAAACAACTCACCTTTTCTAATCAATTCTTCTATACCAACTTTCTTCAGAACAGAAGTTGTGTATGATCGCAGAAATCCTTCATTTACGTCTACCATTGTCAAAATGTCATCCTGAAGAATGACGCACATTTGTTCTTGAACAATAGAAGATGGCAACCATTCTTCAATCATAAATGGCACTTTAACACCTTTCATTGGTGATCCTTGAAGGTCTCCATAAACAATCTTGAACGGATTGTATAATGTAACCTCTGATTCAAAATCTCCCTTCCCTAATTCCACCATTGCAACAATAGATTCTCCATTAACCAACTTGATCAACTTGATTTTTGGTAGTTCTGATACCTCTACTGGGTTTAATTGTTCATCCATGGTTAATATGACTCTCCCTTGATTTGAATGTTGTAGAATTTATAATCAAACTTCTCACCTATATAAAATGAAAATCGTTCTTGAAAATGATCTAACGTTGTATTTGTGGCAGACCCAACCGAAAAATCATCAATCAGATCAAATAATGTACAGTGGTTCTTAAATTCACCCAATCTCAAACCACGACCGATTGATTGCAAAACTCTGATTCTGGATTTAGTGGGTGATGTTAATATGATGTTGTGGATGTGTCTGATATTTATCCCCATTTGGAATGTTCCATATGATGCAACTATGATTGCATCCTTTTCCTTATCGACAATGGCTCTTATACTTTCTCGTTGTTCTACTTCGGTGCCACCGTAGACATAAAAACACTTTCTTTCAGGTGTTGCTTTTAGTGCTTCTTCTATTATTTCCTTTAGAATGTTGCCGTGTTTTTCTACGTATTCAAACAGCAACAATGTATTTCCCTTAAGAGATAGAGCTAAATTCTTAATGAATCTGTTTCTAGCCTTATGGGCAATGATAAACTCGAATTCATCATCATATTTTGAATCCAGAACCATCCTTGATGTTTCCAACGGATATGTCAAAAACAGGCATTTGATTGTCAAATCAGCAATCAAACCACGATCCATTAGTTTTTTCGTCGTAACTAGATTTCTTACTGTGCCAAATAATCCTTCTAGGATCAATTTATGCGTTGCAGTTCCATTTAATGTGCCCGTACATCCTATTCTATAGGATGCATTCTTAGTTTTTGTCATGATGTGGGTGAGGCTCTTTGCTTGAAATATATGAGCTTCGTCACCCAATACAAAATCAAATTGTTCGAAGTATTCTTTCTCTGGAGGATTCTTGCCGGACGTTAGAGATTGCCATGTCGAAATAATCAGTTTCTTGCTCTGATCGTCCTTAGGTTTGCCCTGATAGACTCTATGGCATGTCTTCGATACATCATAGCCATTTCCGGTAGAATAATCCTGAAAATCTGTGTACATTTGTTCTACCAGTGATATTGTTGGGACCACTAGCAAACCCTTTTTGAAACCCATTTCTTCAGTCAAATATCTAAATAGGCAATAAAGGATCAGAGATTTCCCCGACGCTGTTGGTGACAATAGCAACATTCGTTTATCACGAATGCCAAACATGAATGATCCGTACTGATAATCACGAACCTCTAATTTTGTTCCGCCAGAATGAATATGCAGCGAATCAATATACTGTTTTGCTTCTAGAGCAGACAACTCAGCCTTTATTTCTATGTTCGGATCGTACTCACATTTATACTTGCGCTCGTCCGCGAATGCTTTTATGTATGGCAATAAACCCACGTAGATTTGATGTGTTCGCAAATCAAAAAGACGAATCAATCCATCCCAATACTTTTTCCTGTATTGTGGAGAGAATTCTGCACCCGGAACTTTGAATGTAAAGAAAGAAGATAGTTCTTTTGCAACACTATCTTCGCATTCGATTATTAGGTGAACTTCGTCTTTTTTGTGTATTTTCAATATCACGCTGATCTAATCCTGACTTCCCAATCGATGTAGGCTTTTACTGAGAAGTGTCGTGAATTAATTTCTTTCATGATATATTCACACACTTCTATTATCGTTTCGTAGATTTTCTTTCGTTTCTGGATTTCCATTAACAAAGGATCAGTTGCTAACATATCTTCCCGTTGTGCGCTGATTCTTGGTGCCTTACCCAAGTAAGGTGTCCAACCCAATTTGTCTAATTCGGCTTTTGTTAATGTTCCTTCATAATAAGCAATTCTTTTGCCACGCATATCCTTATATTCGTCTTCTGCACGAATCAAGTTTACCTTATTTCTTGCGAGAATTTTGAGATACTTAGTGTGGTTGTCCTGATTCTTTTTTATGTTGTCATTCGGCATTGTTGTGTCGAAAACAGAATCTTTCTCCCAATCACTCAGAATGTTTTCTAGAAGTTGCTCGTCGCTTTCAAATGTTTTAGACATAGTTCTTCCATAGTTTAGATGTGTCTGTCAATAGTACATGAAAAACCCTTAGGTGTCAATAACTTGATTGCACATCTACCAGTTTATTGACATTTGCGGTAAACTCCTATATAATGTCGGGATAATTGCAATGTGGAGGTATTTATGTGGACTGAAGCGGAACTGAATGAGGAACAAGAAATCCAGCGCATTCTCGATCAACAAGATATCGAAGATGCCGCGCTAGCGCATCAACAAGGTCTAGATGAACAAGCCGAACGGTTAACAGAAGAAGAACAAAAGGAACTAACCCTCTGGCATCTCGAAATTACGATGAGGGATGCGATTGCTCAATGCGGCAGAGATGCGGTAAATCTTCTGTTTGTCAAAGTCATGAATGACAAAAATACGCAGTAAAATCAAACATTTACGTGGGGCTTGCGTTTCTGGTTAGACTCCTGTATAATGTCGTTGTAAATCAATTATCAATCCAGCGTGAAATCAATGGCTGATCAAAAACACACTCTTAACGAAATCCCCGTCGAAAAGACGATGCTCGCAAAACTCTTTGCGAGAGAAAACATTTCTGTCGTTCATAGCAACGTCAAAACTGCTATGTTCGATACGACCACGCGCACGATGTATCTTCCGTACTGGAAGAACGTTGACCTCAACATGTACGACATGCTTGTGGCTCACGAAACTGGTCATGCGCTCGAAACTCCGCTTGATGGATTCCACGAAAACAACAAAGTATATAAAGGTTTGATCCGTCAATATCTGAACATTGTTGAAGATGCTCGTATCGAGAAACTTCAACTTCGTCGTTATCCGGGTCTGAAGAATGCGTTCACTGAAGCGTACAAGTCGCTCATGGATCGCAACTTCTTCGTCTTGAAGGGCGAACTTCCGCTTGATAAACAAAATCTTGAGGATCGTTTCCTTGGCGACCGAATCAATCTGTATTTCAAGCTTGGTCGTTGGGGTCACCTGAATGTTCCGTTCAAGAACGACAAAGAACTTGATATTCTGAAACGTGTCTCTCTTGCTGAGACTTTTGATGAAGTTCGCGCGCTTGCGAAAGAAATCATGGAGTATGACAAGGCGCAATATCAAAAGCAAAAGAAACAACAAGAACAAGATGGTGAAGGCGAAGGCAAGGAAAAAGGCAAAAACAAACAACAGAAGGGCAAAGGACAAAAAGGAAAAGGACAGAAATCTCCGTCTTCCGATAGTTCGGATGGCGAAGGTGATTCTGACAGCGACTCTGAAGGCGATGATGGGGAAGAAGGTTCTTCCTCCGGCAAAAAAGGAAAGAATGGAAAGAAAGACGGAAAAGGGAAAGGTCAATCTTCGAAGAAAGAGGCTTCTGACGCTGACGAAGAATCTGATACTGGAGATGGTTCCGGTGATGATGGTAGCGGCGATGAAGAAGGCAAATCTGGATCGCAAGATGGAGAGGGTGATACCGAATCCGAAGATGAGAGCAATTCTTCGGGCTCTGGTGACGAAAGTGGTGATTCCGATTCTGAAAACGAGTCAGAAAATAGCAATCAAGATGGTGGTTCGCCTTCTAACGGCTTTGGTCGGAATCTGAAGGATAGCCCTGTTTCTGACGAAGAATTTCAGAAACATTGCCCCGGAGCTAACGCCTCTGATCGTGCATACCACCAAGCCATGGAAGATTTGACTTCTGTCAATAACTTTCAAGACGTGATTATTTGCAATCTTCCGATTGTTGATGAAAAGAAGGTGGTCATTTCCTCGCAGGAAGTCTTCGAATTGTTTGAAAAATTCATGCTGCACCCTGGCTATGGCGGCATGCCTGCGGCTGCTGCAAAGGAAAAGGCACTGGAAATTTACACGCATTTCCGTCAGAAATATCTGCATTCTGTCAACTACCTGATTAAGGAATTTGATCTTCGTAAAGCTGCCGACGAACACAAGAGAACGACCACGACTCGCATGGGAGACTTGAATTTGTCTAAGATTCACTCTTACAAATTCAACGAAGATATCTTCCGCCGCGTTGATCAAGTGCAGGAAGGTAAGTGCCACGCCTTCGTTATGCTGCTTGATATGTCTGGCTCGATGAGTAGTGTCTTTCACAAGACTATGATTCAACTTTTGATTCTTGTGGAATTCTGCCATCGTTTGAATATCCCGTTCGAAGTTTACGGATTTGTTGACAATCAATCTGCTATTAGTTACGTGCATCACAAAAACAAGGCTCTTACCATCAAAGAAAACGTGAACGATATCGTTCTGCATGGAATCAGCCGTTTTGCGATGATTCGCCTGATTGATAGTTCGATTAAGGATCGTAAGTATCGCCAACTTGTTGGTTATTTGCTTTCTTATTCTTGTGGTGTCACTGGTGGCACCAAGAAGAAAATGTATCTGAAAGATGATGCTGGCAGAAGCATGCCTCTTGAGGACATTCCCGAGTTTGGACTTTCGGGAACGCCTCTGATTGAGGCGATGTATGTCATGCCGAATCTGATCAAGAAGTTCAAGGAAAAGAGTGGCGCGCAAATCGTTCACTTCTTCAACCTTACTGATGGAATGGGCGGATACATCGGCGAATACTACGATATGGTCGCGCAACAATACGGCAACAGCAATCGCTCTGCTGTTTCGCGTCAACCTATTCTTTGCAAAGGATACAATAACTTTAATAGCTACAGCGGTTATAACAAACAGAGTACGCGAACCAAAGTGATCTTTAACGATCTTCAGACGAAGAAGATTTACGAATACAAATTCGATGAAAACCAGAAAAATAACTTGTCTTCGCATACGCAACATATTTCTATGAACTTGCTTTCTCGTAGAATTGCTGCTCTGGGTTGTAACGTTATCAACATCAATTTGCTCGGAAGCAATCGCGAAATGCAATCTGCTCTGGAACGTTGTTTCATTGCGAATGAATTCTTCTACACGAAGACGAAGGAAACGAAGGACGCAATCAAAAAGACGTACATGAAAGAAGGATTTGCCAAGTGTGAAAGTAGCATCTTCACGCACGAATTCTTCATGGCTACGAATACGACCACGTATGTTCCGGAGTATTCTGCCGATGGACAAACACAAGGAACAGTGACGCAAATGAAGAACGAGATTATGAAGGAAATGAAGGAAAATCTTAATACTCGCCTTCTTGCTATTGAG